CAAACTAATTACTATAGTTTATAATAGAACTATAGTAAGGATAGGTTATCACTTACAAGAAATTCAAAATCAAAGGAGAGTCAAGAGGAGAAATAAACATGTCAAAACAACTTGAAGCAATTATTGAAAAAGCCCTTGAAAAAGGATATGCAAATGTAAATGGCCGTATCCGTGACTATGGATACATTGGACCATTAGAAAGCCAATGGCAAGCTCACTATAATAAAGAAATTGATACATTTTGTCTCTACCACTGGGGGACTTGCATTGTGTCATTGACAAATTTCAGCACAAAAGCATTGGTCTCACATATCTATGGTCAAAGTAAGAGTGACCGTGATGCACTATTACAAATTTTCTCTTACTGTGGGCGTAATGATTTTAAAGTAAGCTATCGCCCATCACGGGATGAATTTTATACTAAAGTACAATTTGTTGGAAAGAAAGAGTTACAAGAGTTTATTATCTAATGATTAAGTATTACATTATTGAGTTTGAAGGGTTTGAACCCTTCTCACTCAAAACTAATTATAGAAAAATTACAAAGAGGGTTATCTCACTTGTGGAAGACTTTTCAGAAATTGACCGAAAGTATATCAAGTCAATCCGTAAAGCCTCACAAGATGAAGCAATGAAAAACCCTATAGTAACTGTATACAAGAAAGGTAAATGATGAAGATGAAAAATGAAGGTATTTTGAAGGCTGTAGGAGCCGTTTTAACAGCGTTGTTATTGTTTGTTGGTATTTCCTTTGTGATGGTCGTAAAAGACAACCAGGAGCGAATTAAGAGCCTTGAGAGTCGAATTGAAACACTACAGAAGAATACAGCAGAACTCCCAAGTTCAAAACAACCTTTGCAAGATGGTGAAATTACTAAAAAGTACATGATTGATGATGATTGTATGATAGAGGTTTGGGACTCACAATTTAAGACCCTACGCCTTTACACTGTTGATTTTGATGAGTGGGAGCTATTCAAGGTTGGGGAGGTTTGGTAAAATGCTGACACTGAGAAGAGCTTTAAAAAGAAAAAAGCTGTTTGAAGAATTTGATGAAAAGTGGAAAACAGTAGAGCTTGTTCTCCTTGGTCAAGAAACTTTTATAAATAGGTGGACTTTTAAACCTAATTATTATCTTGTGGTTGAATGTGCTGAGGTTGACTATGAAGGAGAGGTTTTTCACTTAATCATTACTCTTGACCCTGTAGAACCTACGAGAAACAAAAATGCTTTATCACTTAAGGCAGAAAGATTAGGGTTTACAAATTGGTGGATTGATACAGAAGATTTACAGCAGATGAGGCAATCACTGAAACCTTTGGTACCTATTCTTTATATTAAGGAGGATAGTAATGAACTATTTAGAAGCTAAAGAAAGGGAAAGGCTTCTGAAGAAGCTAGAACCAAGATATACAAAAGCTGAGCTTGTGTTCCTTAATGTCTCACTAGAGATTAACGGTTGGAGATTTGCACCTAACTATTATTTATTAGTAAGGAACTGTTTAGAGGATAAGTGGGGAATGCACAGCATAATAATAATAACACTTGACCCAAAAGGACTAACAAGAAATGTAAATGCCTTAACTATGCAATCTTCTATATCAAGATTTTCTAATTGGTGGATATCTTCATCAGACCTAAACTATATGGAAAGGCATCTGAAGCCTATAAGCTCTTTCCTATACCATAGATATTAGGAGGTGTAGTATTGAATTTTGAAAGATTAGAACTATTTAAAATACTAGAGCCTAATTTTAAGATTGATAGGATATTAAGTCTCACAAAGGCTATAGAGTATAAAGGACTTACTATAAATGAAGGTATATATGTAGTTAGTGAACCTTTTAGAGGTTTCCTTGGTGATAAAATTGTGACAATAATTGACCTTGAGAAAACAATGAAGGGTCACAATTTTGATATTTCAAGAAAGACTCATGAAAAAGGGTTCAGCTGTTGGAGGATTAATTTAGATTATTTTGAAGAAATGAAAGAATTTAAGTCTTTAACTGCATTTAGTAACTTTTTGTGGAAAGGAGAGGACAATGGCAACTAATATCAAGAAATTCCTTGAAAACTATAAGCTTATTATGGATGATAGGAGTGAATATGTGCAATTTGAATATTGGGGAATAAGAAAAACCCTGGAAATTTGTAAATGTATTGTACCATTTACATATGATGACTTACTGATAGAAAAAGATAATATCTATCTGTTAAAAAAGAAAGAATTTGGTTATAATCTTTATGAATTAACAGGACTTTGGAGACATAGAGGTCATCAAGGTCACATACTTACTGTTAAAGCAGTAAATGATGGTATTAAAGGGTGGAATATCTCAAGTCATTGTAAAGACTATTTCAAGATTATTGGGGATAGCTTACTATACTCATTTTTATATAGTGAGGATGAGTAATGAAAACAAACTTAAAACTATTCAGGGAAACTCTCAGAGCTATAAGAGCTAAGGATAGCCCTTATGTCAGAGCAGGTCGTGAAAACTATCTAAAATTCTTAAAAGTCTGCATGTGTACTGAGTCTTTTAACCAAGATGGTTTGACTATTGAAAAAGGTTGTATCTATGGTATCACAAATATTGATGGTTATCCTGTACTGTATGAACTAACAGGTAGATGGGAAGATATTGGTCATAACGGAGAATTTCTTTCAATTGGTGCTAATAGAGCAGGTATTAAGGCTTGGAATATCTATAGAAAGTTTAGTGATAATTTCAAAGAAATAAAATTATCAGCTATCTTTGATTTTCTTTATAAGGAGGAGTAAATGGAAAGAAATTTGCTAAAAATCTACACAAAGAAGCAACTCAGTGAAATTTTCAAAACCTATGGTAAGCCTCACATGAACTATAAGTTTGTGAAGGTCACTAGAAGGTTTGAAGTTGATGATAGAGATTATGAAGTAGGGGATATCCTCTACATGGTAGACTATCCATTAGAAAGAACAAGGGCAATTATCCTAAACAGATACTTGAGTCAGCACAATGATTTTATTGACTATAGGTATCTTGAGGAGAAAGATAAAAAGTTGCTAGATTTGTTAAATGGTCGTTGTTGGTGGTTAGAAAGTTGGTGTAATAGGTATTTAAAGCCTATTGTGCAAAGTAACTTTCTGTATGAACATATTGAAGGAGTTGAAAATGAAAAAACGTAAGCGTAAAATTAATTTTAAAAAGTTGTTTGTATGGTATTTCCATATTTTGACTATGATGGTGGGAAGCTTTGAGCTTGATTATAGCTTTGCTATCATGGTTTGGACTTATTGCCTGTTCTTTGTAGTCCTAAGCTTTAAGATGATTATTGAGGAGCAGGAATATAAAGAAGAATTGAAAAAGCGAGGTATTGCATGAAAGAAATTGCAAATTTAACAGGTCATGATATCACAATCGTGAACTATGAAGGCACAATCATTAAGACCATCAAGCCTTGTGAATATGAAGAGCCTATCCGAGCATCTATTCAATTTGAAAATCTTGGTCATTGTGAAGGTGCACCACTAGATATCATCACACATTTCTGTGATATCTCAGATGAGAAAATGAAGGAATTACAAAGAAATTACAGCATCATTGTTGTGAGCAAAATCACTGCTGAGTGCCTAAAGCAAAAAGGGTACAAAGATATTTTTATTACAGGTCGAAAATTCTTCCTTAATGGGGAGATGGTAGGAGTACGCTCCTTGAGTAAATATTGTTAAGAGGTTGAAAATGAAATTTGAAAAATTGTCAAAAGAATTACAGGTACGATTAAGCAATTTGAAAGAAGAATTGCAAAATGAATTGTTAAATATTGCAACAACAGAGCAAGAACTAGAGGTGAGTTTGACACTTGTCGAAGCTGTTATGGAAGAGGTAGAAACACTAAATGACCTCACTGTACAGTATCGCAAGCTAAAGCATATCCGTCAGCGAGCTTTGTTCATCCAAGAAAATGTTATGGGTTCAGTGTTGGGTGTTCTTAACGTGGACAACCTAATCAAGTATCAGGATAAGTACCTAGAAACTATGGACTTTGAGGAGTCCTTTGTGAACCCTCTACCACTAATCCTAGCTAGTCTTGATAAAGATTTAATCATCTTCCAAGACACAGAAGGGTTTGTAAAAGATAACAAGTTTATCATTGATAGCTTTATTGAAAAATCTTTAAGTCGTGATGGACTACAGGATTACTCAAATAACAAACTAAGTTATATTGACCTTAAGAATAAACTACGTGACTCAGGGTTTAGTAAAGTACCAATCAAGCTATATCCTAAGATTAAAGAGTCATTTAAGGGCGATATTGACCCTGTAAAGATTGAAAACTTTGTAACTGAGCACAATCGTGAAGAGTCTCAAAAGTTTTGGGATGAACACAAGGAAGAGCTTCTTAATTTCAAACCTAGTCTTAAGAACTTCACATATAAAAGTATGGTAGAAGAATACTTTGAAGGGTTTAAACTAACTGAAGGGTTAAACTCAGCTAAGTTGTCTAAACAGCTTTCAAAACAAGGATTTAAAGCAACTGACAAAGAGCTTCAATACTTTGGTGAGGTCAAAGATTACTTTGATAGTTTCTATAAGAAAGGGTTAAGCTATACACTTAGTCATTTAAAAGATGTCCGCTTATTCCTTGTGGATACTGAAAACTTTAATATCCCTGAGTTAGTGGATGGTTGGGCTTTTGCAGGAAGCTGTCACAAACGATATGGAGTAGGTCAGGACTCACACTTTGCTATGGATTACTTAGGGTTTAGCTTCCTGAAAGCATATAATCCAGGAGTTGAAAAACGGACAGGTAAGTTGTATCTCAAGAACCTCTATCGCTCATACTTCTTCAAAAAAGATAATGAAATTGCTCATGCAGGAGGGTATAGCAACATTATCACAGATGCTAACAAAACAGCTTATGAATTTACTTCTGTGTTATACTGTCTTCTCTTTGGACGAAAGATTGATGACTTTAAACCGATTGATGGTGCTCATATCCCTGAAGGAAAATTTTATAATGGGGATGATGAGCGTTCTCTCAGACTATGGTGTAACATGAGTAGAAAAAATAGCTACACTACATTGGGAACTTCAGAAATTTTAGACAAAGTAAAATTTACATGGTCTGATGTAAATGGTACAAAAAACTATTATGATGTGGTTAAAGAACTATCACAAGGGCAAATTGAAGAACTAAAACAGATGTATGTTTACGTAAATTAAGGAGAAAACAAAAATGAAACAATTTAAAGAACTATTGACTTTGACACAAAATGAACTTGGTAACAAACTGGTAAACTGGTTAATCAATGACTATAACTATGATGTTATTGACTACGGATATGTTATCCAAGGAATTAGTGAACAGCCCAATGCACCTGTGCTAGTTGCTCACCTTGACACAATCAACACACACCGTAATGCTAATGAGACAACCTACTCAGCACGATTATCAACTGAGGAGCCTGTAGGAGCACCAAAACTAAGTGATATCATCTTCCACAATGATATTATCATGTTGCATCCACTATCTAATCCTAAAGTGGCTTGCTTAGGAGCTGATGACCGCTGTGGAGTCAAAACAATCCTAGATATCCTTGATATGGGCTTCAGACCTCATATTCTCTTCACTACAGACGAAGAAGTAGGGTGTCAAGGGTCTAAGAAGGCTGTAGCTGAAAAGCTCTTAGAAGAGTTCTCAGAGGCTTCTATGCTCATCCAAGTTGACCGTGGTGTACATGAAGGATATTGGAATGAGATGGTCTTCTATAACTATGATAAGGACTCAATTCCTGAAATTTATGATGAGCTATCCAAGTATTTCAAACTTGCTAAAGGTTCCTACACAGATGTAGCTACGCTTGGTCCTTATCTTAACAAGCCTATTGTGAACATTTCAGCAAGTTACATGAATGAGCACAAACGGACTGAGTTCATCTCTATCCCTGCTTATGACAAGAACCTTGAAGGATTGACTAAATTCCTTATGTGGCTAGATACACAGGATACTAGCTCATGGGAATACAAGACTAAACCAATTCCTCGTACTGTGACAACTTACTCAGAAGGTTACGGTAACTATGGTTACTATGGAATTACCAAGCCTTACAAAGGTAAGAAGCGTAAGGAACTACCTAAAGATAAGCTTACTTTGGATAACTTAATCAAAGAATTAGTTCCTAGCACACCTCTAGTAGCACGTAATGTATTCAATGCTTATTTTAGTAAGAATTTCTTGAACCTTGAAGAAGGAATGACTCTTCTGAATGAAGCATACAAAAAAGGATATATCTGTGATGAATTAAGTCAATTCAGATACATCCTAACTTATGGTGAACTCTAAGAAATAAAAAAAGAGCTCCAACTGATTTGTTGGAACTCAAGGTAAATGATGTTCTTAAGTATAATACCACAATAGGGATTAACTGTCAACACTTTTATTTAAAATTATTGAAATTTGTTATTAGAGGTTATTGCTATCAGATATAAGATACTTACTTAATACTATATATTATAGATTATAGTAGTTATCTTATATCAGGTAGTTTCTACCCCTAATAATAAACTGAAAATATTTTTATAAAAACTCTTGACTTTTGGAATATAAAGTGATAACCTAGATATACCATAAATCAAAGAAAAGAGGAAAATGATGTATATTAAAATCCCCACAGAGCTTAATCAGTATCTTGACCGTCCAGGACTTGTGCTATTCTACTCATGTATGGCTAGTATGGCTGAAGGAAGACGTGTTGCTAAAATCTCAATCAGTAATGACTGGTTTGATAAGCACTTAGGACTTACTAATAATGCTGTGTACGAATATGGTGTTATTCTTGAGAACTTAGGTTTGCTAAAACGTAACAAGGTTAAATACCAAAAGCATGATGAGTATAGAGTATGTGCTAAACGTGATTGGGAAGTAGATGCTACTTTATATAACAAGCTTATGAAGCGTTCAAACCCTGACAATCCTTTTATCACTGTGCAGACTGAATGGATTGAACAGTATAGACTAGACCATTACACACTAATGGTACTATCATTCTTCTATTCCCTTGTTGTTGCTAATCATGGTGAAACTGAGTACACATTTAATAACAAGGAAGTTATGCCTTATCTTGGTATCTCATGTAAGAAAGCATTTGCTAAGTATCTAAATACTTTGGATGCACTAGGTCTTGTCCGTATTATTAAGAGTAACACAAGAGGAAGAACAGTGTTGGTTAGTGCTGTGACTTTAAATGATAAGGAAGCTAGAAATTCTGAGTTTGTTTTTGGAACATTAAGAGACTCATTTAGAAAATGGAATGATGAAAGAAAAAAGCGTTCAAAAGCTTTTAAGAAGAACTTGAGACAATATGTTTCAAGAGTGATGGACCATCTTTGGAAATATAAAGTTAAAGGTTGGGAAATCGTATTAGAAGTGTATAATGAGCTTTTTGAGACCTATCAGAGCCCTAATGATAGAGCCTATGAGAGGGAATTAATTAGAGAGGGGTGGAGTTGGTCAAGTGTCATCTAAGAATAAATTTATGACCTTGTTAAAACGTAACTTTCCTGAGGATGGAGTAGTTCACGTTGGAATTAACAAGAAATTCTATAATCGCAAACATGAGGAAGCAAGGTTTAATCGAGACTTTGAGGAGGCTAAGTTTCCACTGAAATTGCTTGGCTCACAGGTTAAAGCCCTCAGAGATAAGTTTGACTTATACATCTGCTTTACACCTGTGAGTGACGGAAAGCGTATCAAACCTAATGCACAGGATAGCTACATCATTGCACAAGATATTGATGGAGCTCCTATCCCTAAGGACCTTCCTCCTAGCTACTATTGGGAGACTAGTCCAGGCAAGTTCCAAGGGGTTTGGGTCCTAGACAATCCTGTGACACCACAAGAACAAGAAATCATCAACCGTAAGCTCATAGCTAAATATGGTTTTGACCCTTGTGGAAGTGATATAGTACATTATTATAGGATACCAGGAACTAAGAACCACAAGTATGCTAGTACATTCAATGTGTCTAACATGCAAGGTGAAGGTACTGTTTACCGAAAACGTGATATTATCAAGCATCTGAAGGATGTAGATATCCGTACTTCTGTAGAGGTTGAGAATGAGCCTATTGAGACTAAATACTATGATATTGATGCTCTCATTATGGAATACAACATTGGACCTGAGTTTAGACAAATTCTAGGAACAGATAGAAGCGAATGGGCTTGGAATGTTGAACGCAAGATGATTATTGAAGGAGCAAGCAAGGAAGAAGTCAAGTTTGTGCTTCTAAATGCTCCTAGGTCAATGGCTAAGTTCAATGAGTCGAATGTGGACAAGGAAGTTCACAGGGTATTCGCTAAAATGGAAGCTCAGGAGAAGGAAGCTGAGGAAGAGTTAGAGACTAAACCTAGACTTACCACAAAAGTTCAACGTGGTAGTACAGAATTGACCAAATTGAGTAGTAAAGGCAAGAAGAAAGTTAAACGCTCAGTATCTATCAAGAAAGTTGATGAGATTGAACCTTTTGACCCTTCAGACTTTTGGTTGGTTGAAGATTTTTGGGAAAATAACTCAGTAGGTATCATTGGAGCACCTTCTAAGTCATTCAAGTCAACCTTCACACTCAATTTAGCCTGTGCTGTAGCAACAGGGAAGCCTTTTGATGGTAGAGAAGTCAAACAAGGTGCTGTACTAATCCTTCAGGGTGAGAATAACCTCTCTATGGAACAGCACAAGATTTACTCTATCACAGGAGAGACTGACCTGCCTATATACTTTGTGGATGACAATATCACAATGGACCAAATTTACAAGCTTAAGGATGATATTAAGGCATTAGGAATTAAGCTTTTAATCATTGACCCTATGTACCTATTGTTTGGTTCAGGAGATATTAACCGTCACCAGGATATTGTACAAAGGTTAGAGATGCTAACAGAATTGAGGAATGAAGCAAAGTGTTCTGTGATGATAGTCCATCACTCTAGAAAGCTAGAACGTGGTTCTAAAATTCAGACCTCAGATATGTATGGTTCAGCCTTCATTGAAGGTTGGTATGAGTCTATGATACTCTTACAGCGTACCTCTAATAACTCAAGTAGGATGACTACATTCTTCAGAAATCACAGGTCAGGAGATGTATATGACCTTGTGGTTGATGATAACATGGTATGTAAAGCCTACAAGCGTAATGATGAAACAGCTTATGCTGAAGAACCTAAAAAATTCGTAAAACTTAAAAAGGGAATGATGAAGATGAAAAATAAAACAACTTTATTGGCTGTAGCTACACTTGCTACTCTTGCTATTGCTAACAATGCTAAGGCTGACACTCAGGATGCACCTGTAGCCTCACAGGAAGCCTCAGAATTGGTTTCAACTCCTGCTGTGGAGAATAACACTACCTCTGTTGAAAACGCCTCTGAGAGCACTACAAAGGCTCCTACGACTATTACTAAGGAAGGTAATGAAATCACAGTTACTAATCCTGATGTGGTAGTTGAACAACCTAATGGGAATGGAAAATACTCACCTTTCACAGTAGAATATAAGGATGTTCACTTTGATGATAGCATGACTATCAATGAAGGTGACAAGGTTAAATTCACTTTACCTGAAGAAGTGAAATTCCAAACTAGCTTTGACTTTGATGTGTATAATCCTGACAAGCAAGTCGTAGGTAAGGCAACTACAGACACAGCTACAAACACAGTAACCACAGTGTTTAACAACTATTTTGCAACTCATCCTCTTAACAAGCAGATGAGCCTTAAGATGGATGCTACTTGGACTGACAAGGTTGAGTCAGGTAAGCCAGTCACAGCTAACTTTAATGGCACACTTGTGACAACTCAAATTGGGAAAGAACAAGTCATTGGTAAAGATGAGATTGTTTCTAAGTGGGGTTCACAGGATAAAGATGACCCTACTGTGATTAATTGGGCTATGCGTCTTAATTATGGGCGTAAAGTACTTAACTATGTGAAAATCATTGACACAATGTCTGACAATCAAAAACTGATTGATGACTCATTCGTTATCAATTATGTTGATAGTGTTGACCCTTGGATTGACAAGGGAAGTGCTATGGAACTTGTTAAGTCAATGGCTAAGAAAGAGCATGGGTTTGAAATTACTATGAACCGTTTGGACCGAATGATTTACATTTGGTACAAAACTAAACTTACTAAACCAGTTAAAGAGTCCAATAACCCTACTAATAAGGTAGAGATTAAGGCTGAAACTGATGGAGGTATCTCACACAGCTATGTTCAACTGGTAGGAGGTAAGGGTAATGCTTCAGGTGAAAGTAAACCTGAACCTACTTGGGAAATTCCTAATGAAGCTCCTAAGTATGAGAAGCCTGAGTTGAATATCAATGATATTCCACTTATGCCACCACCTCCTGTACTTGAAATTCCTGAGTTGCCTTTGGAAGATATTCCTTTGATGCCTCCTCCACCAGTATTGGATAAACCATATCTCCCTATTGAAGATGTGCCTGTACTACCTCCTGCTCCTGTAGTTGAAATTCCTGAGCTTGATATTCCTGTAGTTCCTAGTGAACCTAACAAGCCTCAAGACCCTAAACCACAACCTAAGGAAGAGGTAGAAGTTAAGAACACAGGTTCACAAGAGTCTCCTAAGACTTATGATGCCCCTGCTATGTTACCTGCTACTGGTACTGACCTTAGCCTGTCACTGATTGCTGTTAGTGTGTCAGCGTTTACACTTGGGTTTGTTTTGTATCGTAACAAGAAAGACTAGTCTATATGAATAAGTTGGAGTTTTCTAGTATTGAGGAAGAGCTTGCTTACTATGAAGAAGTATTGGAGACTCTTCCTCAATACCCAACTCCATTAGTCCAACATGCTATTGGATTAGTGAAGTATAGGATTGAAAAACTTAAGGAGAGAATTTGATGGAGAATATCTTGTGGATTATCATTATGATAGCTCAAGTGATAGGCTTTATGTGGGCTTTAATCATAGCTTTCAGTTCAAACAGGGAGCTTAAAAGACACAAAACGCTCATTAAAGCACAGGAGCACAGACTTGCTCAAACCTTGGAACTTTATAACATGTCCCTTATTAGGGAAGAAGACCTACTCAAAGAGTTAGAAAAGAAGGATAAGCATGTTTAAACAAGACTATGATGATTGGTTATCTACCCCTCCTGAAGAGCGTGATGGAGATGAGCTTATCAGACTTTATCCTGAACGTTTTGTGCGTATAGGTAGTGAATGGAGGTATATTGGGGATGACGAGGAATGTTAGAAAACCTATCCCTGATTGGGTACATGAAGTAACTAAACAAAATGAAGGTACTATAGAAAGCAAGGTTATTCTGAGAATTTATAATTACTTAGTTGATAATGTATATTCATTCACAGGATATCTTAGTAATATAGGTACTAAGGCTGACTTATCTACAAGTATACGTAGGATGAGACAGTGTAAGCTACCTAATATCATAACACTATCAAGGATGACTGATATATTCTCAGTTGATGAGATAAACTGGTTGGTCCACTACTGGTATAATGAATACTATGAAATTGAAGGAGAGTATGCAGGCAAGTTTATTAATGAATTTGTTAATCATGACCTTATAAAATATAATGTAGTAGATACTCCACTGAGTTTTCATGGATTAGTCTCATCACAAAGTGGTGTCAGAGCTGTCTCAAAAGAATATAGAAGAATGAAGCGTAGAGCTAATACATTGATGTACTTAGCTAAGGCTTGGGAGAATGAGGATATGGATGCTTGAGAAAATAGACCTTAATAAACCTGTGTGTCTTGATATTGAAACTACAGGGCTTCACAGGTTCACAGATGACATAACCTCATTACAGTTAGGTTATACTAACGTTATCACTGGTAAGTATGAACGGAAGTTCTTTGATTGGGCTAAGACAGACATGAAGTTCTTACTAAAATTACTTACCTTTTTAAAAAAGGCTAAGCTAGTAACACACAATGGAAAGTTTGACCTGCTGTTCCTGTATGTTAAGACAGGTATTGAGCTTAATCTTTGGGTTGATACTTTAGTATTGGCACACGTTTGTGGAGAGGAAGAGCTTGGTCTTAAGCCTTTAGTTAAGAAGTACTTCTTACTTGACTATGATATTGCAATTGAGGCTAAGAAGGGTGAAATCACTGATACATTTATGTGTTATGCTCTTGATGATGTACTCTATCCTATCAAGCTCATGAAAATCTTTAAGAAGAAGCTTAACATGTATGACCTTGTGAAGGTCTATAAACATGAGATGCGAGCTTATAGAGCCTATTATGAGGTTGAGAAGAATGGAGTACCAATTAGTCCTAGACGAGGTGAGATTGCTAAGAAGCTCATAGAAGAGTATATGCCTATCTATGAGAGACTTATAACTGTAGCTGATATTAACTGGAACTCAACAGCACAGGTATCTTCAGTTCTCTTTGGTAAGAAGAACAAACCTATCTATAAGGAGAAAGGTGAGAAATTACCTAATACTTATGAGGTGATTGAATACCTGTTCACAGGTGAGCAGATTGTCAGAGGAGAGTTTGACACAAGGAAAGAGGCTACACAGTTCAAGGAAGAATACCTAGCTAATAATAACTACCTCTATGGTATAGATGTTAAGCTTAAGCATAACTTTAAGCCTGTGGTTATTGGCTATGGTGTAGGTCTTAAGGTAATTGAAAAGACAGCTAAGGGAGTTCCCTCAGTAAGCAGTGATGTCCTGATGAACTACGTAGGAAACCATGTGGTAGATGACCTCTTGGAATATAGACGGTTGACTAAGCTAGAGACTTTCATTAAGTCTTGGGAAAAAATTCAAGTAGATGATAAGATATACCCTAGCTTTAATATTACAGCACGTACTGGAAGAACAACATGTAGTAACCCAAATTTGCAACAAATTCCCCAAGATAAAAATGTAAGAAATCTTATTGAAGCTAGACCTGGATGGAAGATAATCGAGCAAGACTTCTCACAGATTGAGCTCCGTGTTGCCTCAATGTTTTCAGGTGATGCAAACATGCAACATGCTTATCAGTCAGGCAGTGACTTACACAGTAAAACTACTGAGCTATTATTTGGGGATACTTCACACCTTAGCCCTCAGGAGCAGAAGAGAAAGCGTACTGAAGCGAAATCTATGAACTTTGGTTTTCTATATGGTATGTCAGCTAAGACCTTCGTAGATTATGCTAAGGGCTATGGACTTAATATCACAGAAGAACAGTCTGAGAGCTTCCGTAATAACTTCTTTGAAGCATACCCTAGACTACTTCCTTGGCATGAGGAGTGTAAGCAGTATGCACGTAAGAATGGTCACACATGGTCTCCTATAGGACGTAAACGCTTCCTTCCTGATATTAACTCAAGTAACTGGTCTGATAGAGGTTCTGCTGAAAGACAATCTATCAACTCAGGAGTTCAAGGATTTGCTTCAGATATGTGTATCAGTGCATTGTCAGATATTGTGTTCAGTGATATAATTGACCATGAACGCTGTAAGGTGCTAGGCTCTGTGCATGATGCTATTCTGTTTGAAGTTAAAGATGACTATGTAGATGAAGTAGTACCTATGATTAAAGAGATGATGGAGCATCCTTCAATAATTGAGGGTATAGATATACCAATACCGATTATTGCAGATGTAGAGGTTGCTCAAGCTTGGGGAGGATAGATGAGACTCTATGATAAACCTGCTTATAGGTTAGAAGATTATAAGGAACTAAGGCAATTCAATAGAACAGCTTTTGCACTAAACCCTGAAGACTATGTGAAGCTACAGTCTGATTGGGAGGACCTATTTACAATCTGTGTAAAGGGTAATGTATATGTGCTAAACAGCTTCTATGAAGGTATAAGATATATGAAGTCTCACTATAGAGAGTGCATACCTGAACTACAGTCTTTTGACAGTATATTTACGCTTAAGCACTCTCTTCCTGAAGAGATTGACTATATGTACCGTAGACTAAGTGGACCTAATCACACAGTTGTGGATTATATGTCACACAAGTATTGCTTTAGACATATATATTTTGATGACCCTCATAAGAAGGAGATACATACAGTTTTCTATCCATACTTCCCTAGTGATAGACCTATACCTAAGAAGGTCCAGGAAGAGATTATGGAGGTGATTAATAATGGATACTGTGAGTAACTATAATGTTAATGAGTATTTTAATGGTGAACTAGTTAAGACACACTCATTTGATAGTTATATCAAAGCATTTAATTTTTGGCATGAGATGCACAGAAAAACAAAAAATACTTATTTTATTCGCTACATGCTTGTAGCAGGAAGTTCATTTTGAGGTTGATATGGTAAATAAAAATAGTTCAGTAGGTATCACTGAGGATATCATCACAAACATTATGCACTTAGGTGCTAGTGAGTATCACTTAGAGATTTTAATCCGTAAGTATGAAGACCAAAATAAGTTTTGGTACTTTAAAGACAATCCTGAAGTTCAAACTGAGGAAGAAAAAATCTCAGTAGTAGACACAGATGTTAAAATTTCTGATACTATCCTACTGTTGGACACAGTGACCAAGCAAAGACGTGAAGCTATGAAATTGTTGAAAGCACAAGCTACAGAAGATGGAAACCCTGACTTGTGGTGCCTACTTAAACATGTACTTATTGCTACTATCACAGCTTTTGAAGCTTGGCAAGTTGATTTAAGTAATGAAGATGTTAAGACAGCCTTCTTAGAGCAGTCACGTGTAACTAACCAAGTCTTAGCAATGTTTCTTGGTTATGAGGTAACTCCTTGTAGTGCATGTTTGACTGACCAACTAAAAGAGGATGGAAAATAACCATCCTCAGGAGAAAATATATGGAATTAAAAGACATTTTAAATGAAGAATTAAAAACAAAGACTAAGTTGAAGATTATGGAGGAGTATGGTATCTCTTATAGAACCCTTCAGAAAGCTCTTGATGGTGGCACAATCCGTAAGGATATCTATGATAAAATCATGGAGAGGTCAAGTGGGATTAAAACCTTACGAGATTTTGTGGATGAAAAGATTAAGAACTCAGTGTTTATTGAGACTAAAAAAGAAAACACTGTGTATGTAACTCCTGCTGAAGATGCTTACCTTAAGAAGCTTACTTTTGGTGATGAGTTTCGTAGACTACGTAATGTTGGCTTGATTAACATTCTCTACTATGGTAAGTATGAGTCCGTTATGGAAGACCGCTATAAAATTACAGAAGGTATGGACCGTGAACAGTATGGTAAATCATTTGTACGTATGTGTAATGCTGTCCTTGCACAGGAGTGGGAAGTAGACTACACAGGAACTTCTTATGTGGTCAAACTACCTAGTGGTCATTACTTGTGTAAGTATGATGATGGTACAGTAGGTTGGTCTATTAAGTTCAACAGATTTTCTGTAAAATGTAACTCAAAGGAAGCACTTCAAAAACAGTATCCTGAGTACTCTCAATACATTGTTAGAGAGAAGATGACCAAGGAACCAGTGTATATTTCTAAAGAAAGAGGGTTTAAGATAATTGACAGAGTTCGCTGAAGCATTAAAAGAAAGACGACAACTATTTGGATACACACAGGAGGAGCTTGCTTCTACTCTTAAAACATCTGTGACTAATGTGTGGAGATGGGAGAATGGTAAGGTTTTCCCTACATCTAAGAATTTGAAGATGCTTGATGATATTCTGAAGGCTGATTTTAGACCACTGGTAATTGACAGTACACCTACTGTTAGTCTAACTGTGGCTGAAGTTCTTCAGAAATACAAGTATAAGAAGCCTTCTGAAATTTTGAAGGAGTTAGAGGATAAGGAACTTATTAATGAAAAGAATGAATTTGATATTTTCAAAGCTATCCACAAAAGAGCTTGGAAAGTACGTTAAGATAGGTTCTTATATTCTTTGTGGATTGGCTATCATTATCTCATTAGTGATGTATGTTAACCACACAGAAAAAGAACTAAAAGACTTAAGGCTTGAGAACGCAAAGCTCAACCTTAAGATTGCACAAGTTGATAAGGCTTTAACTGAAGAGGCTATCAGGGCTAAAAGCATGGAAAACTCTTTGGATAGACGTTTTATGGACTTAGTTTACTACATTGATAATGGTGTTGGAAGAGGTGGATGATGACAACTTATAGTATTAGTCGTTTGAATACTTTCCTAGACTGTCCTTGGAGACACTGGTGTAAGTATATTGCAGGCTACAAAGAGATTAGAGACCCTGAGCGTACTAAGTACATGGACCGTGGAACTATCTTTCACTTAGGCATGGAGATTTTAGGTAAGCACAAAGGTAAACTAAAGCTTGAAGCTCTTAAGACTAAGGTACTTGAAGAGATTAAGGACAAAGACTATGTAGAAGAGGCTATCACCTGTGGTCTACTAGGTCTTGACCGTTACCTTGTGGATGATTATATGATTGATGCCTCTAAAATAATTGAGACAGAAAATCAGGTATACTTTGACCTTCCTAATGGTCATCAGTTTACAGGGATTGTGGATGCTGTCATTCAGAATGATGATGGTACTGTAACTCTTGTGGATTATAAGACTGTATCACAGGCTCCAAAAGAGGAGAACTATAAATATGGTCTTCAGGCTAACATGTATATGTATGTATATGATAAGCTAGGTTACAAGGTAAGAGATTTCAAGTTTGCCTTTGTGAACCCTGCTATTAGAGTTCGTACTAAAAAGATTGTATCTCATAAGACCTACATCTTTAATAAGTATCGTGCTGAGGAGTTCTTCAATCAGTTTATTGAGACTGTCAATATCATTGAAGCAAACCCTGACTATCGTCTATATAGACCTGTAGATAGACAGCCTGACGCTTATGATTACCTGTATTATGTCTTTATTGGAGACATGTTAGAAGACTTGGATGAATTTATTGAAAAAAATTTTGAAAAATCTTCAAAAAAGGGTTGACAACCTAACCTAAATTTGTTAAACTGTTATATGTAATAACCTAGAAATACGTTATCACAAAAATTTATATTTCCTAAAGGAGGTTATCATTATGGATAACACACAATTCAATCAACTTGTGCAAGCACTTGCAAGCACTCTCGGTATCGAAACTACAACTATTCAAGCTGTAGTTCCTGCATCTGCTGTAGCAGAACAAAAGTACATCATCTACATTGGTAAGAAAGAGCGTAACGTAAAAGCTCCTTACATTGCTATCAATGCTGATGGACAAATTTCAGGCTTCACTGAAGAAGCTGATGTATTTGGTCATGGAACTGACCGTATTGGTAAGTTCACACTTGCTGAAATTGAAGAACGCTTCCCACAATTTAATCACCCTGCTTTTCTTATTGAAGCTTAATGATTAAACTAATTTGGGCTGAAGCTAAAGGTGGTCTCATAGGTGCTGAGGGAAGTCTCCCTTGGCACAATGGGGCTGACCTCAACTACTTCAAAAATCAGACTACTGGTGGTATAGTTGTCATGGGACACACTACATGGAAGTCTATAGGCTGTAAGCCTCTAAAGAATAGAGTCAATATAGTCCTTACACACAAGGATGAGATTGAAGGCTATGATGGAGAGGAAGTCTATATTGCAAACAATGTAGAAGAAATCATTGACTTCTATGAGCACAATGATAAAGACTTGTGGATTATTGGTGGGGCATCTGTGTATAAGCAGTTTATCCCCTACTGTGAAGAGTTCATAGTCAGTCTGATTGAAGGAGACTACTCAGGAGATACTTACTTCACTGAGATGGATGAGTATAGAAAACCTGAGAATATAATTGTAACACTTAAGGGAGAGGGCTTTATAGCCACTCACTACAGAAAGGCATAAGATGAAAGAACATTTTGGTGTTTACATAGTAATAGGTATTCTTTGTAGTATGATTTCTTACATAATTCATCACCTGCAATACAACAGGTATATGAAGGATATTGATAACCATAATGAGTATCTGACAAAAGAACTACGTAGAGTTCAAGATATGTATTATGATACTCATGATAAATACTTAAAACTATTAGACAATAAACAAGGGACACTTATTGAAGGGTTAGAGGGAGTAACATCTGTCAGTGTATCTTCCCTGAAATATGTTGAGCTCTTGAGTAAAGAGAAAGAGCTTCTTGAATTGAAGATGAAATTGAAGGACATGCAATGATGAGAACCCTTAACAAAATTAACTTTGGCTGTCTCACTGTAGCCTTGGTGATTTTCTTATCAGGCATCCTGATTATTTCAGGCTTAGTAATTCTTGGGATATTACAGTATTTTCTGTTTGGAGGTTAGATGTTAGCACTACTATTTTATATATTTTGTTGCCTAGCTTTCTTACTAGCTTTTATCTTGCTATGTTACTTAATCTTATCCGCTGTGTTGTTAGTTGGTATGCTCTTTGGAGGAGTATGGAAAGTTATACTTGGCATATTTCTCCTCCTTATTTTTGGTTCAGTTTTCAAAGAGATTGGAGAACACTTTGACCCATTCAGAAGAAATAACAAACCCTAAGAGGTACACATCTAATGGAATTGAATGTTGGGACTTTTGGCTTAGAGCAGAGCTTGACCCTTTGATTGCTTCTGCTGTCAAGTATGTGTGGAGATACAAGCACAAGAATGGTTTAGAGGACCTTAAGAAGTCTCTAGTCTTTCTTGAGAAGGCTTACTCCTTAACTTACATACCTGTGACATTCAGAGACCCTTACGTTTTCGATATTAAAGACCTACCTGATATGACACCTCTACAGCTCTTATTCATAACACAGGCTTCATTAACAGTGATTAATGAGATAGTTTATAAAGAGAGTATTAAAAATATGGTATCAATAATTCATAAAATAATTGAGGAAGAATATGCTTGATATTAAAATTAAGTACCGAGCTGAAAGTGTACCTAGAATTGAAGCACTTTCACAAGGTGACTGGATTGACTTAGCTTGTCCTTATGGTTTGGAGTATAAAAAAGGTGATACTGTCACTGTGAACTTTGGAGTTGCAATGGAGTTACCCCTTGGGTATGAAGCTCACTTGGCTCCACGTTCAAGTACTTTTCAACACACAGGGCTTATCTTAACCAATGGAGTAGGCGTTATTGATAACTCCTACAATGGAGATAATGACTATTGGGGAGCTAAGTTCTACGCTGTAAGAGATGGTTCTATCACAAGAGGTCAGAGATTGTGTCAGTTCCGTCTAATGGAAAATCAACCTGAACTATCATTCACTGAGGTGCATCACTTAGGTAATGAAGACCGTGGTGGTTATGGAAGTACAGGTAAGTAAGGAGTAATAATGGAACTTAAAAAGTTAAACAAGATTAAGCTACATACCTTGACTTGCCTTTATGGTGAGCCTGGTAGTGGTAAAACAACACTTATTAACACTCTTCCAGGAGAAGTTCTTGTCATTGACACAGACCGTGGATTGGCTTCTGTGGCACCTGATGAGCGTTTCTCAGTGGCAGAATGTTATACTTGGTCAGACGTTGAAGAAGCTATTAACTTAGCTGAAAACTTTGACTCTATTGCTATTGACCACTTTACAAACGTACAAGAGTTATTGTACAAGGATTTGATGGAGAAGAAGAATGCTAAGAAGATGTCCCTTCAGCTTTATGGGGATGCTTCTATTATTCTTCGCTCATTCGTTGATACCCTTGTTAGATTGTCTTACTCAGGTAAGAATGTATATGTCATCTGTCAACAGAAATCAGTGAACGTTGAAGAAGTTGTAGATGAAAATGTACCCGCTCAGGTTATCCCTAACTTGATGGAGAGTGTAGCTAAATACCTTACAGCTTCATCACGTATCTTAGGTCACACTGAGCGTATCACTAAGTCTAAGATTATTAAAGGTGATAAGAAGGTTAAAGACTTCTACCAAGTACGCTTAGCAGGGAACCCTATCTACAACCTTAAGGTTACTCGTAAGCCAGGACTAGCAATTCCTGATACAATTATCAACCCTACATGGGATGAACTTGTAGGACTCACAGATGGTTCTACACAAGCTAAAAATAAAAAGGTTAAAGGTGAAGAATAATGGTAAAGATGGTCTTTAAAACTGAACAAGCCAGTGATGGCTATATTTATAACAATGGTAACTATGAAGTAGAAATCATGGATGTTGAATATGGTATTAGCAAAAGTTCAAGTCTAGCTCATTATGCTTTCAAACTTCGGGGTGACTTTGGTAAGGGTGCTCCTGCTACATTCACACACTTTGTGCGTGATAACCAGTGGGGATACCGTGACTTGTACAGCCTAGCTGTAGCATGTGGTCTTGACCCTGATGCAGAACTTGACACTGATGATTTCAAAGGTAAGTTCATTGGTATCACTCTTGAAGAGACTGACCCTTATAATGACAAACGCCAGTGGCGAGTTACTAAAATCTTCTCCGTTTCAGAAGAGGATGATGATGAAGATGGTTCATCTGCATCTGATGATGTAAACGTAGATGATGATGAGTGGGATTAATCCCTAGGGAGCAACTTAGTTGCCCCTTCTGAAAGCACAGTGTAGTTCCTTAGCAGTTTTCTAATTTATTGCCAGTAGACCTTTTTCATGATTTCTTTGCCTACACTGTGCTCTTAGAGGGGTTCTCTCTATTCTATACTACAAAGGAGTTAATCTCCTTTGCAACAGGCATGGATACATTACATCCAGTAATAACATTTCTAATCGTCTCCTATATTTAGTTTTTTATTTTCATCTATTCATGTCTGCTGTAAGGGAGTTTATTATGACTGATAACTTAATTTCAAACTTTAAGCTATACCTTCTTAAGCGTAGAGATGCGTTTGAGTATAGACATAGTAAAAAGAAAGAGGTCAATGACCTAGCAAGAAAGTCTTTACCTAATAATCTAAAGTATTTAGATGATATGTCTCAGACCATGATACGTACTCTAAACACAGCTAAGTACCCTATTAGGGATAAACTACTTACAGCCTTTGTGTACCGTATTATAGGGGATGAGAGGCTTGTAAGACAGTGTACTAATCCTGATGGTATAATCACTGTGAAAGAGGTCAAGGTAGTTGCTGATAGGCTCAGAAAGAAAGGCACAAAGATTAGGTGTAACTATGTATCACCTGTCAAGTCAGCCTTTACTACAGGTATGCCTAGACATGAATACTTCTTAGCTGTATGCTGTGACTTCATAGATAAGCTACCACAGGACATGTTCTATGGATGGTCATGTAATGAGATATGTAATTACTACGCTGATGTTAAGGTGTTTGGTACAGGTAAGTTTACCAATTTTCATATAGCTACAGATTTCTCTTTCATCAATGAGCTCAACATAAAGATTGACCTCATAAGAAAAGTACCTGTACCTATTAGAAAGCATTATCTAAAGGTTACAGGTCGTAAGAGATTTAGTATAGATGACTATGCTGAATTTGTGGATGATATCATGAAGTGGTATATTGACCAACCATTTATCACTCCAAAAGAGCGTATTATAACTCCTAATGATGTAGCCAATATGCTGATAGGTTGGACACTCAGTGAAAGTAGTACATGTCCTACTAGGAAAGCTACTACGCTTAAGAAACAACTAAGCTCAATAGTAATCACAAGGAGTATGTATGACTACTGGAAAGAGAATAAAACGTTATCACATAAAGCTGATTGACGAGTTAGGTAACTGTTACTTTGATGAAATAGTAGTAGGTTTTAGAAATAGGCAAGATAAAATAGCTAGATGGATAGGCTCTGACAGATTTGTTAAACTGACTCAAGGTGATATGAATGTTCTAATAAAGAGTTCAGGAGAGGAGCTATGGTATTATGAGTACATTGTTGGAGAGTGTTAAGAGTATGACACCTAAGGAGGCTTCTGATGAGTATATCAGACTAGAAAAAGTCTATAATGAACTAGGTGAGCGTATCAAAGTAAGCACACGAACCTTCCAAACACAGATGCGTAAACAGCGTAAGGAGATTAGAGATAAGCAGAACATGCTATATGTTGTGTTGAACTCTGAACCAGGACTCGCTAGATACACAGAAGAGTGTTTGGGGTTGACTAACTTCCATAATCTCTATAAACGTTGGAGACACCGTAGATTTAGATAACAAAAAGAGGACCATTAAGGTCCCTTTTTATTTGTCATCACAGTTGCAGTCATCCTTAGGAAGCTCAGTGAATTTAAGACACTCAGGAAGCTCTTGGCTATCCATAATAGGAGTGTACTCAACTTTGAATTGGTGTACCCTGAACACACCCTGAGATGAGTTTGCAGGCTCTACACGTAGCTTAACGTGCTGACCTGCAGGTACAATGATTGTGTCTGACATCTCCATAGCTCCATCAGATACCCCTGTCATCTGCCAGTGTACCCCACGGTTCTTCTTCATGTCTTCAGTGTACTGTTCACCTGAGTGATATACCACAAACTCCATGGTGTTATCTTGAGCAGGGTTTAGAGAAGTACCATCAGCACACCATCTGATATATACACGATACTTTCTGTCAGTTTGCTTTCTACGCTTATCATCTGACTCACCTGCTACAACCCCTGTAGTAGAGTCCATGTAGAGGTCTAGGTCATAACCATCTGTGATAGGATGGTAGAATGTATCAGATGACACAGCAGAGTTACGAGCATAGTTTGTATGAACTGTACCCACATCCCCTAGCTTAGCTAGATATTCACCCATACATTGGACCATATCCCACAATGCACAGATGTTTTGGATGTAGTGATTGAGCTGACAGGCAAGCTTCTTAATGAATGAGCTGAAGAACTTGGGATTGTAGCACTTCTGACCTTCAGCCATACATGCGAACCTTCCAACACCCTTATTATTCTCATCAATCAACCGCTGACAGTCAGCAATAGGAATATCATCACAGTCACACTCATCATACCAGCATCTGTCATGAGGGTTTTCTGTGTAGCTTGTGAATGATGCCTCATTTAGTTTAGTTGTTTTGTCATCAATAGCCATTAGTTACCTATCTTTCCTTGTGCTTTCCACTTACCACCTTTACGAATACGTGAGGCAGAGAAGTTTTCTTTTCTTACATCTGAGGCATAAATCTCAGCGTTAGACTTAGTGTCCCAATAGTTCTGATTAGTTGTACGTCTAATCTTCATCCACTGTCTAGTAGTGTTAAGAGACTTCCAGGCATTAGACTTTCTAATAGCCCATGGTCTAATCTTAGCATCCTCAATGTAGTAAATGGTAATTCTATTCTCACCCTCAACTACTGTATGAGTGTACACAGCTCTCTCAGGAGCGAAGTTCTTAATAGGAGGAGCATTTACTGTCACAGTGCTTCCTACAATTTGGTCCCTTCTAGTCTCACTAAGTCCTAGTCTACCGCCAGTGGCTTTGTTAATATACTCAATAGTAACATTAGCCCTAGCAGGATTGTAGTAGAAGATTAACTCACTTCCACCTTCTCTTACTACAACACTGTCTGAGGTCTTTTCAGGAGTATATCCTGAAATCTTAGGAGCATTTCTACTAACAGTAGAACCAATCTTTTGACCTGTGATTACATCATTAGCCTTAAGAGTTCTTCCTGAGGCTCTATCAATATACTTGACGGTCACATTGGCTTCCTTAGGAGCCTGAGGAACATTAAGTATTCTTTGGTCAGGAACAGTTAGGGAGAATGTAACTCTACTTTCTGTAGGGTTATATTGCCACCTATCGAAGGTAGACATTACATATTTAACCTGCTCATTTGCCTTAGAAGAAATCTCAACATCTTCAATGTTGAAAGTTCTATTGACTGATTCAGTCCAGTCACCACCTGTGGGGTCATAATCCTTATTGAGGATGTCACCTATAGCAGTGTGTACTCTATAGTTTGCACCTGTGTCACTGAAAGCATACGTATCAGGAACCCTTCTATAGTAGATTTGGTTAATTCTAGCTCTAGTATTCTTAGCCTTAACTCTAGTCCCTTCCACAGTAAGGTCATAGAAGATATTACCTTCAATATTTACATGACCAATAGCAGTCTCTACTCCACCAATAGGAATAGTCATAGGGGTTTCTACCCTGAAATTATTACCATTGATGAAGGTACGAGTACCACTATCCTGTGAATAAATGTTCAGACTTAAGACACTTCTAACTTTAGCTATCTGCTCATAGTTGAGTGTTGTTTGGTCAGCCATTAATTGATACCTCCTGCAAGGTCATTCTCAGTCTTACCATTATTAGTTCTGATAAAGGCATTACCGTCCACAGTGCCTCCAAACAAGTTGATATTACCTGTGGCAATGTTTCTATCAGGTCTTAGAGAACCTTCAAAGATATTGCCTCCTGTTTGGTTCCAAGCTCCTGAGTTCTTAAGGTTTTGTAGGAGAGCTGTAAATGCACCCTTGAGTTGATTGTACTCATTCTTAAGATTATTGAAGTCTTGGAGTGACACATACTGAGGTAGGTTCACAGAGTTACCATTAGAGATTGATAAGGTGTTACCACTAAGTGTTAGGGTTTGTCTGTCATTAGGGAGTGTTACTGAATTACCACCAGAAATAGTCAGAGCTCTATCTCTTAGAGTAAGAGACTGATTAGGTTGTCCAATAGTGATATCTCTTTCTGTACCTAAAGGCTCTACAGTAACAGTTGTATCTGTCACAGCAGTTACCTTCCAGTAACCATATTCTAAGGTACCTGAAGCACGTTCAAGGAACCTATCCCTCACAGTATCACCAACTTTTATGGTGTCAGCATTATATACTGTGTCCTTATTTATTGTGGTAGCTTTAGTACCTGGAATATCTCCCTTAGCTACAAAGAAGTTAGCTCCTGATAATGCAGGAACATCTGCCTTAGTAACATAAGGGTTTCTACCATTCTGAAGCTTATCCTCAATCAGCTTATCAAGACCTAAGTCAACATGCTTATCCTTGATATTCTTAGTCATCTCATCCTGAAGCTTAGGGTAAGTAGGGAATAATGCGTAGGCATCATCCTTCTTAAGATAATCAGGTAAGGTCACTGTATTACCATTGCTGATAGATAAGTTTCTGTTACCTTCAGTAAAAGTAAGTGTTTGCTTATCATTATCAGGCTTATTCTCTAATGCTGTGACCCTAGCTTTTAGAGGAGCATCATCATAAGGAGTACCTGATAGTTTATCATTGATTTTATATATTGTTTTTGACATTAGTTATAACCTCGGTACATGATAGAATTGGTTATCAGAAGGTTTCTTCAGAAGAATAGTTCCTTGTACAGCTTGCATGAATAATTTTGTATCACTAAGGACAAGATTAAGACTACCTATAACCTCTTCATTCTTTTTAACCTCAATCTCTATAGGTTCTTCTGACTCAAGTTCTTCAGGTGTTATAAAATGAATGTAGTCATCTACTGAGGACTCAGTAACTACACTCCATGTAAGTCTTGGCAAAATTGATACTAGTACTTTATTATCCTCATTCTTCCAATCTGTAATAAGGAACATCTCAAGCTTTACATTTTTTGATAAAAAGGCACTAACACACCCAGTTGTGTAACGTGAGTTTGTGGAACAAAGACTAAGTTTAACATTCCTAAGTGTATTTGTAGTTATTACTCCTTTATATGTATGTTGTAACTTGCTACTGAACACTATACCTGTTTCTAGAACAGCATTTCTCTGTAGAGTCCCATCATTATCAATAGTATAAATTGAGTACTTTTCTACAGGGTTAAGTGTTTTTGAAAGAGTGGATAATTTTTTGAATTTGTCTCCACCTGCTGTGTAAGGGTATATTACATTAATATCCCTTGCCATCTCTAAATGGAATGTTCCATCATCATCTAAGAATAGACCATTGCCTTTAGCCTTGTATACCTTAGGAACTACTTCAGCAGGCAATTCAATAGAGTTACCATTGGAGATACTTACAGTACGACCATTGATAGAAAGAGTTTGATTATCCCTATCAGGCTTATCTTCAAGAACCTTAACTCTAGCCTTCAATGCTGTATCATCATAGGCTAGAGCAACTGTGTCCTTATCTTCAAACTCAACTTCTTTATGTGTACCATCCACAAAGGTGTAGGTCAACTTGACTTTGTTACCCTCTCTTGATACACCAACACCTGATACAAAGTTGTCAGCTTTACTTTGTACTTTGGCAATCTCCTGAGCTAGTCTAGAAGAGTTAAGGGTAAGCGTATCTCCTGAAGCATTAGGAGTTAGGGTCACAAGAGGTTCCTTACCATCTGCTGTAGTATTCACAGTTCTGATAGGGTTAGCTGAAACTGTGTAATCGTTACCATCCTTAGTAACAGTTACTCTATCACCCTGTCTAACTGTGGTCACAGTATCCTTGTCAGGTTTAGCCTCTAAAGCAGTAATTCTTTTCTTCAGTTCAGCATCATCATAGGCTGTAGTGTTACCTGTACCATTGACTTTAATCCATCTAGTTCTATCAGGAGATAGGATGAATAAATCACCATTGGGGAGAAGGTACATGTGGTCCCTATCTCCCATGAATACATCAGGTAACTTATCCACAGGTGCTACCCATGTATCCTCAGCAGGCATACACTTATTGCACCATGTGTTAGGGTTTCCCCCACAAGTATAGCATCCCATTAGTTCACTCCTCCTGCTAAGTCGTTTTCAGTTCTACCGTTATTAGTACGGATGAAAGCATCACCATCAGGTGTACCACCAAAGAGGTTAATGTTACCTGTAGCGATATTTCTGTTAGGTACAAAGTCACCATCTAAACCACCAGTCCAAGCTCCACTAGCAGTCAAGTTGTTGATAATCTTGTTAAGAGCTCTCTTAAGCTTTTCATTCTCAGCTCTTAGATTAGCATCATTATAAGGTTCAGTAGGCTTAGGAATAGCACCTGTAAATGAGATAGTACCATCATTAGAGATACTGATATCCTTACCTGCCTTGTATTCCTTACCTCCTGAGCTATTATTCATCAACCAACATAGTTGATTAGTAATGTTCTTATTGAAGCACCACTGTGAGTACATAGCCTTAGAAGTCTCTTCAGGAAGGTCACACAGTGTAGTGTCTCTCAGGACTAAGGAATGAAGCTTAATCCTATCATCATTCTGTTTCTTAAGAGATGCACAGGCTGATTTGCCTACTACAATCTCCTCACATTGACAATTAATACAATCTGTCATAGTTTCTCCTAATCTATAAAGCAATCAAACTTACAATCCATAAGGTCACAGCCACTACCAATTAGAGGAATGTTCTCAACCTTCTTCTCAGGCTTAGGAGGTAATGGTGACTTCTTAGGTTCCTTTTCTGTGAAAGGAGCAGGTGCCTTAGGCTCAACTTCTGTGAATGGAGGGAAAGGTTTTCTAACAATCTGCTCTCTTGTGTAGACATTTTGGTGTCTCTCTCCTGGATTGTCTCCTCTCACTTCAGTCTTAAGATGAGTGAAGTTAGCAGGGAGTGTAATCTGTTTGACCCAATCAATTCTTGATAGATGCCAGTTAGGACCATAAGCTAGGTTCTGAGTATCAGCATGTCTAGCTAAGAGGATATTAGACTCCACAGGGTGATAAGTGTTTCCACCATCTGTTGAGATATAGTAGTCTAGATACCAGTCATAGGTACCTCCATACTGTACATAATAGCCTCCTGGAACAGCTCTACCATTACCTTCATAAGTGTAACCAATAAGGTTTAGCTTCATCTCAACAGAAGTACCTGCATCATTGAGACTCTTGAAGAATACACCTCTACCAAAGTTGTGTCTATGAGCTTCAGTTAGGTCTAATCCATGGATTGAAGGGTTTGGTGAACCTCCCATTACAATATCATAAGGCACACCTGTCTTAGCATAACTTCCCCAAGCCTCTTGCCACTGACCTTGACTACCTTGCTGAGCTCCCTGACCTGCATCATAGTCACGCTTAAGTCTTTCATACTCAGCTTTTCTAGTTCTGTACTGGATAAGCTTCACATCATACTCTTTTACCTTATCATCATAGGCTTTCTTTTTAGCCTTATACAATGATAGAGCATTAGCATACTCACGGTCAGTTCTTAGTTTAAGAGCTTCCCAATCGGCTTGCTCAGTTGATGGTAGATTTTCTTGGTCTCTATTATAAACACCAATAACTCGATTGACTTCTGCAATCCTTCTATCAATACAGTGCTGAGCTTCACATACCTTCTGAGCCTTACGCTGTAAGCACTTCATACGTTTAATTATATCACAGATAATCTCAATAATGTTCTTAATCACACACCATATACGAAAGATACCATGTGTGGTGTTTTCCTTGAGCTTACACTCATCACTGGATGCAATGACATCACCTGCAAGCTTAATGCTATCAGCGAGTTCATGCTTCATCTTATCACATTCGTGAGCTTTGTAGAACTTTATCTTACATCTGCAATTAGGGCAGTAATCTAGCATGTTACCTCCTAACAGTTGTCACAGTCAATGACACATCCTTGTGCCTTAGGTAGAGGAGAGTTATTGTTTACATAGTTAGCTCTTACTTCACCTGTAGTAGAAGCATTAACCCAATAGTCCACAGTTCTGAAAAGAAGAACATCTCCTGTGTTACCTCCCTGAGGCTGAAGTGTAACTGATTTTCCTACTGATAGTTCAGGTGATTTGTCTGAGAAGCTGAAACCTGGGTCATAGTCTCTTCCAAAAATCTCTTTACCATTGTTGTCAATGATAGAGTATCTTGCTGTAGTACCATAGCTTCTAGCTCCTGGTGATGCAGTATAGGTAATAGCATTGAAAGTTACTCTACTGATATGAGCATCAATAGTACCATCATCCTTCATGGTATACATGTGAGCAACCTTACCAGTGATAGTACCCTTACCTACTTCATTCTCATCTACCATGTTCCAAGTTAGTGTAAATGAACCATCATTTTGTGTACTAATCTTAGTATAGGTTTGTTGACCATTATAGTCTACATTAGACCCACTAGACTTCATACTAAAGGCTACATTCTCTAGCATCTTGCCCTTGATATGGTCAATAAGTCCTGAAATTCGTTCATCCTGACACTTAGCAACCTCACACAGGTTAGATACTTTAGCCTCTAAACACTCTAGCTTAGATAGAATATAGCATAACTGGTTAATAATATTCTTTAGTACACACCAAACTCCATAAAAAGCTCTTCTGATAGCTTCAGGTAGATTACACCACTCAGCCTTAAGAATAGCCCTCATCTTTGGTCTAATTTGTAGGTCATTTAGTTCTTGTAGTTTAACACAATCTCCTAAGCCTACATTCTCACAGGAACAATCCTTGTGTTTACAGATATCTTCCATAGTTCCTCCAAATAAAAATAGGGAGGGGATTAACCCCATCCCCTTAACCAAACAATAAGTGGTTTAAGTTCCAAGCTGATAACCAAATTTCACCTGAAGTTCTCAGTCTGAATTTTCTCCAATACCAACCACCTGAGCCCATAGCACCATAGCCTGTATCAGCAGTTGCAGTTTGGTCAAACACAAAGTAGTCACCCACATGTGTCATTTGGTCAGGTAGTCTAACACCATTCTTATCTGTGATAATGATGTCTTCTACAGCAATACCATTATCAGTCCAATTAAACTCAGCAGGAGCAAGGTCTTGACAATATACTTGCCATAAACCATTCACAAACTTCAAGTCATCCACTCGATAAGCCTTTTGCATCTTACCAGGAGCAGATGGTTTAGGTGTAGCCTTAGCAGGAGTAACATAGTCAGCACCTTTAGCCATTGCTACAAGTCTATCAATATCAATACCTCCTGGGCATGCTGTAGATGATACTTCACCGTGCTTAAGGATGTGCTGTCTATCAATAGGGATATTGTAACGCTCACAGATATCTCTAATGAGTCTAGCTGAGTTTCTATAAGTTTCTTCAGCAATGGTCCATGTAGGAGCTCCTGTGTTGTTTAGATGCTCAATACCGATAGAGCGTTGGTTTACTGGATAGTTACCTGCATGATAGGCAACATAGTTCTCACCAACACATCCCCAAATTTTATCAGGTGTTACTTGATAGTGAGCAGATGTTCCATGACCTGTAGAAACATACCAAGTGCTTCTAGCCACAGCATCATTCAAAGATGCGTTATGATGAATTAGAATGCGGTCAATCTTAGTTCTGTTGCTATCACAGTTCATGACATTAGCATCATATCCTGTGATTACTCCTGAGAAGATTTCACCGCCAATATTTTTAACTGGTAATGCCACAGTCTTACTTCCTCCTTGATTGTTGTTAGCTTTCTTAAGTCTGAAAGCTGTAGGGTATAGAGTAGAATAAGGGAACCTACACAAGTTATGTACTCCATCAATACCACCTTGGTTTTGGCTTAAGAAGTAACCATACTTACCATCAATATCCCTGTCAAACAATGCCACATGAGATACAGGAGTCCATCCTTGGACTTCCTTGAAGACAGCTACATCACCTTCTTGAAGCTGACTGATTGGTACTTCATCAAAGTGCTTGAGGATACCATTAGAGGCTTTCTTTTCCCACAAGTCCTTAGCATATCCTGAGCCACCTTGTGACACAGGAGTGGTATTGATTACAGGTACACCGTTCTCTCTACACCACTGTGCAAAGGAGTCCCAACATTGGAAAGCATAGTAACCATCTACATCTACACCCTTATTATACCACTTTTTCTTAAATTCTTGATAGTTCATTCTTTACCTGCATTATAGTTGTGCTTAGAAACCCCTAGAACTCCTGCAAAGAATGTTGCAAAAAGTCCAATAGTTCCATTGATTACATTAGCATCAAAGTTATACAGTGAACCTAGCCCTGCAATAAGAGCAATCGTAGGAGGTACAACATTAATGAGTACCTTCTTAAGAATATTATATTGCTTATCTGAGAGCATCCATTTTTCTTCTGACATTTAATCCTCCTTATTTATTGAGATTTCTTAAAGATACCTGGAATAGAGATAATGATACGTTTGTTAAACATCTTAGAGTCAGATACTCCAAAGATTTTAACATCTCTTGAACCCTTATCAATCCACACAGAAGTATTGTTATCACCAACCCAAACCTGAGACTCTACAAGCTCAACAGGAACAGGAGCATCAGAAGGTAGTTTTGCAATAACATCTCTCCAAGCTACTGGTGCTACTACTTTGAAATCAATCTTGAAGATACCTACACCAGTAGAGCTTGAGTAAGTAAGGGTAACTCTAGGAGACACTGGTGCGTCAAACTCACCTTCTTTAACCTTAGTTCTATCTGTGAAAGTACCTCTATACACTGTAAGGTCAGTAGCTTTATCTTCCTGTTTAGTTAGTAGATTATCTACTTCAGTCTTAGTATAAGTCTCAGCTTTCTTGTAGAACTTATCTAAAGCATTATCCATATTTACATTGTAAGTAGTTGTGTTATCTGCTTCAGATTTAGTAACTGTAACACCTTCAGTATCACTAGTAACAACAAAGTCTTTACCTACACCTACTGGAAGAGTTACTGAGTTACCATTAGAGATACTTAGTGTGTTACCTTCTAAAGACAAGGTTTGTTTATCATTGTCTTCTTTATTCTCTAGAGCATTAAATCTTGACTCATTATTAACCCTAATTTCACTAATATCATGTAAAGCACTAGCCACAGAGCTTCCTAAGTCATTTACTTGCTCTTTTAGGTCACTATCATCATAGATAGTATCCTTATCAGGTTTAGCCTCAAGAGCTGTTACTCTACCCTTGAGTTCGGTATCATCATACACAGTATCTTTGTCTTCTTTTGCTTCTAAAGCTGTCACTCTTTCCTTAAGAGCAGTGTCATCATAAGCAATAGAAATAGTATCTTTGTCATCAAATTCTACCTCACTAGATGTTCCATCAACTCTAGTGTAAGTAAGTTTGACCTTATTCCCTTCTCTAGACACAGTAACTTCACTCACAAAGTTATCTGTTCGTCCTTCTAGGGCTTTGATACGGTTAATTACTTCAGTGTCATCATAGGTAGCTCCTCCACTACCTAGACTACCTAAACAGCTTGCATCAACTGTTACCTTTACCATTGGCAATCTCCTCTTCTACGTGTCTTTTCATCTTCTCATTTAAACCATGGATATAATGGTTTCCATTAAGCTCATTAAAGTATTCCTTCACAAGAGGCTCAGTCATGTCCCACTTCTCTTGCCAAGTAAACTCAGTTGAGTTGTAGATGTTAAGATACTCAGAGCGTAAACTAGAACGCTTAGCACCTTTTGATAGCTCAATGAGCTGATTTCTCTTGTGGTTAAGCCAAGCTACACCACATCCACAAGCTGTAGTCACAAAGAGTGTTAGTCCTGAGATTACAGCTTGGTTCTCTACAATTCTTAGAATTAGTCTATCCATCTAAATCTCCTATAAGGTGTCAGTCCATGCTGAGTTAATCTTACCCTCTTTAGTTATTACTTCACCATAAGGTTTAGTTATAGTAGTTGTAAAGCTAAATATAGGCTTACCTACTACTACAGGGTCGCCTACATGTTTATCTAAGGTAATAGTAAAGCTGTTCACTTTGTATCTATTATCGCCCTCGATATTTCTATTAAGTGCTGTTTCTAGGCTATCTATATAAGTCTTACTAATAGAAGGGAGGTTTTCATCTGTAATGTTTTCTCCTGCTAAAGCTTGATTATCTCTTCTGTTAATGGATATGATTTCATCACCATTAGTTTCAATGCTACCTAATGATAATCCTGATAAAGCTTTATTAATAGCTTCTTCAGGAAATTCCCTAGCAGGTTCTTCTGTGTGAGGTACCTTGTAGTCATGTTCTGAAACCTTACCATTTAGCGTAGTTCTTACATTCACAGTGTAGTTAGTCTTACCTGTAAGTACTTCTGAACCTTTCTCATAAGCAGGTCCTTCAAGTACAGCTTCTACAGTAGTCCCTTCAGGTAGCTTAGTCTTCAAGTCATTGATAATCTTATCTTCAAAGGCTCTCTTATCCTCTTCAGATACTTCAGGAACATAAACTACTTGACCATCTTTAGTGATAAGTTTAGAGAACTTATCTTCTACCTTAGGTAGTGCTTCTAACAAGTCAATAGTCTTCTCAGTAGTAGTACCAATACTCATAGGCTCAGATTGATAAACATCACTATTAGGTTTAGTAATCTTCACAATCTTAGTGTATAGAGGTGCACCTGTAACATCACTTCCTACTTCAGGAGCTTCACCAGGAATTTTATCTACTGATACTTCCACAGTGTAGCCTTCAAGCTCAGGGACTTCTCCTACCTTATCTGTGATTTCTTTCTTGTAAGCCTCAATTTCTTCAGGTGTAGGCTCATCAACACTGATAAGTTTGTTGTTTTGGTTAGCGTTATACTTACCTAGAGTACCTTCATTACGCAACTTACCTGACACAATCTCATCCAACTCTTCATTAGTGAGCACAGGTTTTGGAGCAGGCTCAGGTTCAGGTGTTGGAACTTCAGGGTCAGGATTAGGAGTTGGTTTAGGTTCTATAGGTTCGTCAGGAGTTGGCTCTACAGGATTATCAGGTTTTGGTTCATCAGGTGTAGGCTCAACTGGATTAGGCTGAGGCTCAGGACTTGGTTTAGGTTCGTCAGGCTGTGGTTTTGGTTGTTCAGGAGTTGGTTCAGGCTGTGGAGTAGGTTTAGGAGTAGGTTTTTCATCTTCCTTCTTCTTCTCACAGTTGAACACAATCTCAATACCACCACACTGAGTCTCTAACATCTCACAGGTTGCTTTAGGGATAGGTTTATACCCCTCATAGGTAGGATATTCAATCCCACACAGTTTGTCTTCTTCAGCTAGTTTATAAGCCATAGTAACTCCTATCTTACATATACATCTATTGATGTTTTTTCATTGGTCAAGTAGACCTTACCCTTAAAACCAAAGGGTGTATTATAAACTCTACCCTTCACATCACCCCAAGATGAAGGAACGGATAGAATAATATTACCATCACTATCTGATAAGAAGCCATAAGCATTATAGCTCTTATTCACGTTTACACTAGCAGGAAAGTTATTACCTGATGAGTAGGTCCACTCATATCCACTATAGTTTATACGACCAAGTGAGATGAACTGAGCTAAAGTGTAGATAGGTTGAGTTCCTGATTGGTCAAGACCATCAGCAGTCTTATCAGGGAACTTATCATATCCATTAGCCTTTTCTACTTCCTTCTTATCATCCTTCTTATCCTGCTTAGAGTATTCTTTCTTCTCAGTGACACAACTTCTAGGTATGTATCCTACTGAGCCATCATACTTATCATAGATTAACCATTCACCATTTATTTTACCAGTTACCTTATTACACTTATAGAAGGTATCTAGCACAGTAGGGTCTCCAATACCTTTTATACCTTCAACCTTATCACAGGTTATCTCATAGAAGGTTCTTTGGATACCACTTCTTCTAGATGGACTGTCACCTGAACCTCCATTGCTAGAGCCTCCTGCGTTATTGCCTGGTGAGTAATTATCTTGAGCTCTGATACGAACAACCCTTAGAATTGATGCACCATCAGCAAGGATGTTTCTTCTGTGCTCAATAACAAAACGCTGTCCTGCATAGTTTTGCTCAATATATAAAGCATTATTGATAGGTCCTCCACCATAGACACCTGTGTGTCCATAAGGAGTAGTGGTTTCATAAGTAGATAAGATATCACCAACTCTTAGCTCCATGCCTGGTGTATAGGGGAATACATCTGCAAAAGCACCAACTCCTGCATCAGTACCTATCTGATTACCATTACCCCAAAGTCTATGACCATATTGCATAGCAATCCAGTCAACTAAGGCTACACATTCACCACTACCAACAGTCTGACCAATAACACTTTGGGCTAGTTGATAAGCATTTGTCATATCAATTATACCTCAATCTTATCCTTCAGTAAACTTATGCACAGGTTAGTTATGTATTGAAAGTCATAGGTAAAAACCTCTCCATTGTAAGTGATAGTGTTCTCTTCATGGTCACAAGTGATGACATTAGACTCTAGAGTAAGCTCTAAAATTCTGTTGTCTATCCACTCTCTAGCTCCACCTCTATCATGATTTTTATAAATCTGTCTGAAGAATGACTCAACCATGGACTCAACTAAAATCCTGTCATACATTCTTTGCACTAATTTCTTATTAATCATGTGTATATAACTCCATCTGTTTATCAATTTCTTTAATATTATACTCTATACGCTTGATATCACTCTTTAGCAACTCATTACTAATCACAGAAGTGTAATCAGTAGGATGCTCAGCTATATGCTGTTCTAGGATAAACTGTTTCTTCTCCTTAGCATGTAGTTGAATGAGCTTATGCTTGCGTTTAGTATAAAGGTTTTTAATATGACTATTCATAACTCTCCTAATTTATATGACTAAATTTGAGGAAGTTTCTAAGTGTAATCTTAGCCTCTCCTAGTGCATAAATAGTGAAAATCTTCTCTCCTGGACTAAATAAGGCACTTCTTTGAGCATCATTTAGGTACCAAGCTGAGTACATAAGGTCATAACCTTCCATTGGGTTGTTGTTAGGGAAGATACCTTCTCCACTAGCATCATCTCCAATCCAGTTACATCCCCACTGTCTTCTGAAGATTTCTGTTAATTCAATCTCTGAGGTCTCTCCTGTGGCTTGATTTGAAGCAGAAACAACTAAGTGGACATCTGTAAGGGGTATAACGTTACCTCCCTCACAGGGGGTCTTATCCATCTCTATGACGAACTTCAGGAACCATCTTTGGAACCTATCAAGGTCACTAGGTACAAGTACTCTGAAACTTGCTGAACCTTGTGTCCTATCAATGACCACAGTATCACCATCAGATTTAGTCTTTTCAGTGTCCTCATCAGTATCCTTACTACTTAAAGTATTCTTGATGAGGTCTAAATATTTATTGGCAAAGTCAATTCTCTCTTGAAGAGCGTTACCTGCAACTCCACCCCAATCCGCTAAGAACCTAGCTGTATTCTGTGCTACATCTAGCTTACTAGTGGCAACTTCTTTTACAACATTCTTAAGTCCTTCCTCACTCATCATAAAAGCAACCTGAGTGTTGAAGGTAAAGAAGTTACTATTTCTAGTCTTAGCAAAATCATATAAGGCTTTAGCTCTAGGACCAGTCCACTGACCAAGACCTAGACCAATGTAGTGTTTTCCTCCTACATTATAACCTGGTTCATATAATGGTTGGTCATAAAGTCCTGCAAAAGCTCCCCAAGAGCCTAGTAGATTTTCTGCTGTTGGTTCCTGAAGCATCTTATCAAACTGAAAATTAGTAACATAGTCAGCTTCATACCTTCTAGCAGTAACATTAGACTCTCTACCAAAATATCCTACTATACCTGCAACACCCTCAGGAGTTGCATCAGGAATTTCTTTCTTAATAGCCCTTACTAGTGTTTTAATTCTAGTCTCAAGGTCATCACTTTCACTTCCTGCCAAGCTATCATCCTTCACAGGAGGACAAGATGTAGAGGTAGATAATGAGCCCACATAATCAAGAGCGTAAAGGTCAGTAACTCCACCTCTACGCTGTTTTGATTGTTGGATAACTCTAGCTTTAGTTCTACCAACAGTATTGATTAGTTTGTTTAACTGGTTAGCCATGTTACCCCCTACTGATTTACTACAATATCTCTATCACTATAGAGATATTTAGATAGCTCTAGCTTCTGTAAGTGTACTCCATCATTATAGGTGTCAGTAATCTTAGTCAAAAAGAACCATGAGCTTGTCTTAAGAATTTTCTCATAGTACTTAGTGCAAGCTGTTAGTTCCCAAACACCTGCATTAAGCACAAACATCACCCTATCTCCTGGTTGAACTCTTTTCTCAGTGATAGGTTCTATAGTCATAGAGTAGATGACCTTTCTTCTAGAGTTCTTCAACCGTCTAATAGCTGTACGATAGAGCTGTTCAGTTGCCTTTAGCCTATCTGCATCTGTGATTTCTCTGTTATCCTCAGCAATAGACTGTGTATCATTATCAGTTACAGTACCCCAATAGAGCTCTCCTGCTTCAAGGGCGATACCTTCTGTATCCATTACAGCAAACTCATCACCGATAATCTCAGGAGCAAACACAGGAAGCTGTGGATAGTCATAAGAACGCTGTGAGTTTACCTTGTTACCTGTCTTAATCACAGGGAAACCTTCTAGCATAAATCTAGGGTTATAGAAGATGTCTCTCAGTGTCAGTGAACTAGCTCCTGAGTCTGACTTATCAGACATTGCTACAGCAATATTGATAGTATCCTCATAGTTCTCCTCTACGTTATCTAGAGATACTAAATGATTATACTTATTTATTAGAACATCCTTCTTAATCCCAAAGATACCAAACTCAATCAGGTAAGGGTCATAGCGATTGACTCTCCAATATAGAGATGTAGTCTTCTCACATACTTTAGTAAGAAATTCAAGGAAAGTCTCATTAGAGAACTCGTACTCAATCAGGTTCTTCTCAGCATAATCATCAACATACTTAATTTTAAAGTCATTAAGTAAGTCATCCTTGTGAGCTTCATTAGACCAGTACCCTAGAGCTTGTTCCACAGCAGATACTACAGAACGAGCCTTAACAGTGACATTAGTAGGAAGGGTTCTTTTACCCAACCTACCAATCACATGAGAAGTCTTCACAGTCACAGTCATATCCTTGAAGTCATTTGACTTATCTCCTGCATAACCCTCATACTTCCAGTCATCTGTTTGAAGTATAATATGTGTGTTACCACTAATTAGCTTAGAATATCTAATAGGTAGGGTTAGTTGAATTGCAGGAACCTCCATCATAGAAAATTCAACTGAAATTTCACCTAAGAAGTCTTCCTCAGGGATAAGGGTAGACCTTCTGCCTGAACCCTTGCTATTTAAAATATGTCCAATCATATAGTTACACTCTCATAATCTAAGTAGATACAAGCACTTTCACTTACAACACCACTTACAGAAATAGTATTTAGACCTTTCTTGACATAAGGCATATCAGCACACAATCTTAAGGCATCTAGAGACACTTCATTGTAGCTGAACTCTAAACACTCCCAAGACTTAGCATATTTAACATTACCCTTGTAATCTGCTGTGAGTACTCCACTGTAAGTACCTAAAATCTTAAAATCTCTATCATTTAGCCTTACAATAGGGTCCTTAAAGTCACCTTCAAGAGCAAAACTCCACCTGTGACTATCTAGAACAGTAGTTGATAAGAAGTCACCTGTCATAACCTCATTTACACATGTATCACAGATAGCATGTTTGTAGAGGTCCTTAAGCTGTTTTCCATCCTGTTTGCATCTAGAACAGTTATATACTACTCTCCATTTAGAGTTACACTCTTCATAGAAGTCATTCATAAACTGGACATTAGTCTGAGCAGTACATAGGTCTACCATACCATCCATCTCACCACAATCTGTCTCACAACATTCACAGTGATTGTCACAGTTAGGTAGAGTGTTACAGCAAGCTCTAGACTTACCTAAGCAACTAGCCTTCATCTCAATGAAGTCACAGTTATCATAAGGCTCTAGATAGGTCTTAGCCTCATCTGCCTTATACCAAACACCATCAGGGTTATCTAGTTCAACTTTGAATACTAGGTAGTCATCATCTGTGATTACCCACTCCTTAGCTGACTGAATACTAGTAACATAAGCATTACACCACACAAGCTGTAGACCTGTTTGAATAGCCCACAGCTTACCTGGTGTAGTTAATTGTTCAATGATAAAGTCATAGTGAGCCTGAACATGCTCCTCAGACCAGTCTTGGGTTCTAAGGGCAACCTTCAGTGAGATAGAGTTACTTTCTATCAGTGACTTATCACTCTGATTACCAACATAAGAGCCATGAGTAAAAGTCCGAGAGGTTTTACTCTCTCTCAGACTAATACTTTCTGACTGTTCATCAATAGACTTTCTACCAAGGAACACAAGGTCATTATATTGGATATATCGTTTAGGTTTTGAAAAGTTTTCATCACATCTAAACATTAAACATACCTCATTAACTTGTCAATTCCATACATACCATTCAAATACTGAGACTTATTGTCAATATTTTGACTAATCTGAGCATTATTATTGTTATATACATTATTAATTATAGTCTGACCTGTGCCCTTTTGTAAAGCACTGAAGCCATACTTGTTGAGCTTATCTAGGAAGTTAGTCCCTAGACTATCAACAGCTTTCTTACGGAGTACATACTCACCAGGAGTCAACATAGTAGGCACTGTGTCTGTTCCACGTGAAACAAAATCTACACCTCCAAAACTTCCTCCTGAGTAGTACTTAACTTTACCGCCTGAGAACCTTGGAATAGATACTATACTACCAAGTCTTCTAGAAGGACTTCCTGTACCTGATTTTATCTTAGATAAAATACTTCCCATAGCTCCTGCAACTTTAGTCGTGAGTGAAGCTAAAGCTTGGTTGATGTCAGAACTAGCATTTTCAATACTAGTGGTATCAACATCTCCTGGGTTGTTCTTCTCTACCGCTGACTTAATCTTACCGATAGCTCCATCAGTAGTATCCACCTTTTTCTTGACTTCTTCAAGGAGGGCTTTACCTTTAGCATCAAGTTTTGTGGTATCTATGTTAGAGATATCTATACCATATAGTAGGGCACTAGCTTCTTCAATCTTGATATCACCATTAGCAAACATTTTACCTATAGCATTTGTATAGTTTGTAATAGTTGCTTTTGTTTTCTCAAGTTTTTCAGGAGATATAGTGTTCTCTTTTTGGAAGTTCTTCACAGCTTCAGCAAAGGTTTCTCCTTTTTCTACCATACGGTCAGCAATGATATCACCAATCTCTTCATCAAAGCCTTTCATCTTAGAGATAAATCCTGATAAATTTTCTTTCTTGGTATCATCACTCTTAGAGCTATTTCTGATACCTTCAAGAAAATCGTTCACCTTACCTGAGGCTACCTCATTGACTTTATTCTCAAGCTCACCCAACTTATCAGCTAGACCTGCTCTATGAGCACTATCATTAGTTTTCTTGATAGTTTTATACTGATAAGCAACTTGGTCTATCTCTTCTGCTATATCAAGTGAAGAATTTTTAACATATTCTGTTAAAATATTCCTAATTTCTGTAGGAACCTTTGATAGATGTTTGTTGATACTTTCTATCCTATCAGCATTAGCTTCTTGTGAGCTCTTACTTAGGTTTTCTGCTGATTTCTGAAGCTTAGTAGCATAGTCAATCAAGCTTGTTCTTGACTGTTCCTTAAGAAACTCTTCAGAAATACCTACTTGCTTAAGTGCTTCAATTAAGGCAGTTTGTTGGTCTTCTTTTGAGGAGAATTTAGAACCATCAAGAGCTGACTTAAGGCTTTCAGAGTAAACACTTAGGTCCTTAAACATATATTCCTTGGTTTGGTCTAAACCTCCCCAAATATCTTTTACAGCATTTTTGAACCTCTCAGTGTTCAGTCCTTGTCTGTTAGACTCACCTGTGTTTAAGGTTTGAATAGTTTGCACAGTGCCGTCAATAGAGCTCTTGACTTCAAATACTTTCTGACCCATAGAACCATATAACAACTGAAGTGATGCAAGGAGTTCTTCATCAGTAACTCCAAGATACTCTCTCCAATCTTTCCATGTTTTAGTCTCACCATTGATATCGACATTATAATCAGATAATCTTTCAAAGTCAGGGTTGACATTAGCTAAACCAATAGTAGACTTAGCATTTTTAGCACTTAATCCTGTCTGACTAGCAAGACCTGTCACAGTAGATAGGGAGTTGGCTAGGTTAGACTCTCCATTATTCCCAACAGCTCTATAGAAACCTCTGAGAAGTTCAGTATAAGACCTTCCTTCTTCTTTGATAGCCTCAACTTTAGCTTTGAGTTGTTCCTCCTTAGCTTGTTCTTCTTCTTTCTTAATCTGTCTCTTGAGCTCACGCTCTTGCTCTTTAATTTCAGCTTCCTGAGCTGTAGTGAATAAGCCTGAAGCAACTCCAAGCAATCCACCTACACCTGCCCCAATAGCAGTACCTATAGGACCAAAGAATGTCCCCATGCTTGCTCCCATGAGAGCACCTGAAGCAGTTGATGTAAGCACAGTGGAACCCTTCTTCAAGATAGGTGACATATTAGAGTTTTGGACTAATCCATTAACTCCATCAAAAATCATTCCACTGAACATCCCACCAAGAACTAAAGCTCCCTTACCAAAGGACTTCATAGCTCCTGAAGCTTGTTGAGAGAACATCTTAGCATAGCCTTTAGTAGACTGTACCCCTGCCTTAAGACCTTGCCATTTACTTCCTGTTTGGGCGTATGCAAGTTGGTAGCTTGCATAGGAATTGCTCATAAGTTGCTTAGAAAGGTCCCACCTATTACCTAGTTGATATTTAGGTGCACTAGAACCTTTACCAAAAGGTAGGAATCCTCCAAAACCACCCTGTGAACCACCTTGTGAGCTTCTATTGAATATAGAACCTGGTGATATACCTCTGATAGAGTTAAGGCTATTTATAGTAGTACCTAGGAAAGTAACTAACTTACCTACAATACCTCCAACCTTAGCAAGGATAGTACCAATAAGGAAAATCTTAGCATTGGCACCGATTACATTAGCAATAGAAGTTAGCACATTGATAATGGTAGTTACTGTGTTGAGAACTTTTCTCATCCCAATTTCAACATTACCACTACCTAACTGAGCAAAGAGATTTTTGATACCTTCTACCACAGCTTTGATAAAGTTACCAATAGCTCTGAAGAAAGCAACTCCTGAAGAGGATGTGAGTGCATTGATTAACCCTGAACCAAGCTCAGCCACAATAGGAGCTAGTCCTTTCAAGAGGTTATCAATAACTTGACCAATCTTCTTAAGACCTGCATTAACTCTTGAAGGGTTTAATCCTTTCTGAGTCTTAGCCATAACCTCAGTGAAGAAGTTAAGGATGCTCTTAACAACACCTAAAGCGGTAGGAATAAGATTAGTCTTAGTTCCAATGAACTGGATAGAGTCAAAGAGCTGTTTTACAAAGTCTCCTAGAGAGCTCACAGTGGTCTTCAGAGCGTTTACATTAGCTCCCCTAGTAATTACATCATTAACTACCTTAAAGAAGCGTGAGAAGCTTTCTGAGAGCAATTTAACAGCACCAGAAGACACAGCAAGGTCAGCGAGATTTCTGTACATCTTAATGACTTCAGTGATGCCATCAAGGAAACCTTTGTTAATACCTTCCTTACCGATATCAACCATTGAGCGAAGGAACTTAATATATTCATTACCTGCTTCTCCAAGGAACTTACCAATGGATGAGCCTGTAGTACTGAAGAAGTCCTCCACAGATTTAGATAGTTCTCTAATATTGTTGACAAAGCCTTTACCATCAAACCCTTTTGATAACTCTTTACCAAAAGTCTCCATGGAACGTAGTAAGGCTGAACCTTGGGTCATACCAATAACTCTACCTACTTGAGAGAATTTAGTAATCAAGTCACCAATAGCATCACCAAATTTACGGATATACTCCTCAAATTTAGCACTACCTACTATCTCAGTGATACCCTTGATAAACTCTCTAGTAGCTACATACACTTTATTAAGTGCACCAGGCGTTATATTACCCTCTTCATCAACCTTATCAAACACAAGGAGGTTAGATAGGGTTTCTTTCAAGTTAGCAATAGCCTGTCTAGGTGTAACAATGGATGTTACAAGTTCTTGGAACCTTGGGTCTCCACCTACCTGCTTGACTACATCAAGGAACTCATCAGTAGAGATAAGACGTTTTCTTGTAGCATCTACAATAGTAGCCTCACCTTTAGACTGAGCCAGTTCAGTAAGTCTTCTGTTTAACTCTGATGCACCAAGAGCTGAGAATTTCTCACGGATAAAACGGAAGTCTCCCTGGTTAAGCACTCCTGCCGCCAACATCTGAGACATCTGTGTAGTGATGGTCTTCATACCCTCAACAGGGTTTTTAGTTTGTGCTGTAAGTCCTGCAAAGGCTTTTGTAATCTCTTCAGCATCACTTCTATTATAAGCAGAGAATGTAGAAGCCTGTTCCAAGAGGTCAGTTGCATCAAACACAGATGCCTTACCATAATCACCCAACCTCTTCATAGATAAGTTGATTTCTTTCTCAGTCTTACCTAATGCTTGCATGTTGATACGGTAAATCTGCATAGCATCTCCAAGGTTGTTAGCTTCTTTGTTAAGCTCTCCTAACCCTGAACGAAAGGCAGTTCTAACACCTGACACAATTCCTGAAAGACTTCCTTTGAGTCCTCCACCTACCATGGAAGCTAGGGAACGTTGGATGCCTAGTACCTCAGAAGAGATAGACTTGAAGCTTCCTAACATAGCTTTAGCAGGGTTCACAGCACCTAATCTAATCATGTTTGATGTGAGCTTAGAAACAGCACCATCCACAGAATTAATGACATTGTAAAGGTTCTTATATGACTCAGCTACGTTATGGACCTCAATAGATGTACGCTTAAGAGCTTTGTCATCTAGAGGAGACTTACCAGTACCCCTAGCTTTATCTGCAAGTCCATTGATTGACTTAATTTGTTTCTCAATTTCGTCTGTGTTTAACCGAAGCTTAATATTAACAAAGGGCAAGCTATTAGACTTGCCCATTTTGTTTATAAGCTTTTCAATGTCAAGCACAGTCTTCTTCATGTTAAGTAATATCTTGGATGCAGTCTCAATATCATTGAGACCATCAATCTTAACACCGATTGTACGTACTGACATCTAGAAGTTCTCCTATGCTACATCTTCCACATTTCTACGAATTTCGTAGAAGTTACCATTTTCATCTCGGCTCACAGTGAATGTAAGTGATAGAGTAATTTCTCCATCTGTACCGAACTCACGTGAGTTTTCAGTGATAAGTACATTGTTGAATACGTAGTATTCCTTGATACCTCTAGTGTTCTCAACCATTTGAGTTACACGGAAGTGAGTGTTACGAAGTCGTTTATCGTTTGCTACGATAAGCTCAACATCACGCTCTCCATTGTAGGTAACGAGCAATTTCTCACCGATATACATAGGGTTCACAAGAACTGTTCCTCTATCCAATCCATGGTGAGTTTGAGTCAAAGCAATGAACTCATCATCTTCAAGGTTGATACCTGCTGAAATTGGCATAGAAGATAGGTAAGTACAGTCACAACGGTCAGATGACACAATGATTGTATTACAGTCTTCATAGTATAGATCAGGGATAACCAATGAACCATATACTTTACCATCAACTTCAACTTTTTCAACCACGAAGCTGTCAGTCACAGGAATACCACTAGTCATCTTCTTAGACATAGATTGAAGTGGGTTCAACCAGTAGTCGTTACATGAAGTAGTAGTAGCTGTGATTTCTTTTGTGATTTCAATTTGTGACTTATCATACTGACGACCAAAGCATCTAGCATCTGTAGTAGGTACTGAGATGTTGTGAGTGAATGATGTCAAACATGAGAGCAATACGTTTGAGAACTTACGCAACTCAGAACGGTCATTGACAATCATTGGAGATGAAAGTCCGATTTGACCATCAAACTCATCTTCACCTTTGTAAGTTACTTCATAAGAGATAACTACACCATGGTCAGATGGTTTCCATCCTTCACCAACTTGAGTCATAGCTTTAGTATCAGCTAAGTCAATAGTACGTAGAACGTATCCTGGTGCATGAGTTTCAAAGTCGTAAGTGTACACATAAGCGTTTTCTTGTGGTAGGTCAGAGAAGTCTGCAACAGTAACCTTCAACTGGTACTTACCTGCTTTAGGTACGTTTACATATACCATGTTGAAACCAAGAGCATAGTCATCAGCATCAGAACGTACTTGGTATTTAACCTTGATAGCTTTTTCAGCAGATTTAACATAAAGTGTTCCTGTGTTAAAGCATTTCAAAGGTGTACAGTTAAGTTGGTCTTCAGGAACATCTTTACGTACATACTGTACCAAGGTACCTGTAGGAATTTGTACTTGCTTGTTAGCTTTCCACCGAACACAAGGACGAATTTCCTCATTGATAGCGACAATGATTTTATTGTCTTTATCCTGAGTGTTGTAGCCATACATAGGATGACTCATATCTACAAAACAGTTAGACATTTATTTCTCCTTTTTCTTATTGTCAGCTTGGGCTTTTTCAGCTTGCACTGAAGGTTTTGATTTGTTAGCTTCTTCTACCATGTGCTCACGAACTCTAGCCATAGCTTGGAGCTCAAGTTTGCTTCCATGACGGTTAGCAATCTCATTACGAGACATGAAGAACGCATCAATGTTAAGTGGTTTTTCCACAGTCATGTTTTTCTCCTTCTAACATGTATAAATTGATAAGGTTACAGGGAAGGAAAACATTTCTACCTCATCCACAAGCTCATTAGAGAAGTCTTCAGGACATCCAATTTCTTGTACCTTAACCGTGATAGGCAAGTACCAGTTTTCTAATGATGCTACATCTTGAGCGAAAGTCTTTCTCTGTATCCCCTGAGGTGTACTAACTTGATGAGTTAGCATGTTTTTAATTTGACAATGAACTTCTTCTCTGTACTCTAGTTTTCCCTCAGGGGTGTTCTCTATACAAACCCTTCCAGTGGGAGGACTGACAGAAGAATAGTACACAGAGAAATTTATGTAGAACTTAGGAAAACACTTAGAACTATTATCACAGGCTATATCAATAGCTAGGAAAGGGAACTCAGCTCCCTGATTAAGTTGAAAGTGCTCAGAAGTTCCTACATGTTTATTAAACTGTTCATCAAAGTTATTATATCTTTTACGTGGGTCTCTCTCTTCAGGATGGTCAGGCTGAATAAAATAGTCTAACACATCTGCTCCATACATCTGAAGCCACTTCTTGATGTTTATATACAGGGCACTCATCATTTCACTAACCTCTTAGGTACCTTAAGTGAAAATTTAGTACCTGCTTTCTGTAAATAAGCTGTCACAGAAGCTCTATCACTTCCTGATAGATTAGACGAACCTGCTCCTCTTCTACCTGAAGGATGCTTAGCAGAGTACATACCTACTCCACCTTTGACAAGCTCTCCTTCTCCAATGTTCATGAAGCCTTTATAGATAAAGTCGAATGGTCCCCACTTAGGAGGATAACCTTTCTCAACATATACTTTAGTATAATATCTTACCTTACCTCTAGAAGTTGGAGGGAAGTCATTTCTATCACTGTATACCTCAAACCCACCAGGAACTTTCCTAATCTTGACTGAGTTTACCATTCTACCAGTATCCTTAGATGCTATAGCTTTAGCTTCTAAAGCACCAGTCATAACAAAATCAGTAAATTCTTCAACTAGTTCTGTACCCTTGAAATTGTGTATATCAATCGTGGTCAACTGTAATCACCCCCTGTAATTGCTTAACAAAAGGTGCACACTCTAGGAGCATCTGCTCACTTTCTCTAGGTATTAATCGCTCACCAGTGAGCTTAATATCCCAACAGCCTGGAAGTATTTCATAGCTTCTATAAGCAACTACTTTCCAAAATAGATATCCTGCATCCTCAGGGCAATCCCAATAGTTACATTTAGTGGATATCCTTTGCATGATGTAATAACCATGCTTAAAATCAAAGTCACAAGCGTGAGATTGATTATGAAGTGAAAAGTAGAATGTCTCTAGCTGTCTAGAACCTTCAAGACCATGAATAGTAGTAGCATCACCTTCAGAACCCCTAGAGGTAGGCATGTGGTCAACACATTTAATGTGCTCAACTTCTTCCCACAGGCATTTAAAGACTTGTCTACTATTCTCATCATAAGTGGGAGTAGCTGTACCTTGTCTCAATAAAATAATTTCTTTATTATTCTGTGGTAGACCCATGATACCCCCTAATATTACAGTTCTTCAGGTTTAAGGGCATCATTGATTAATGGAGGTTCTACAGGAGTTTCAGGCTTAGGAGCCTCTTCTTCTGTAACCTTAAACTCATTATTCTCAATATCCCTAACAAAAGTAGCTTCTGTAGTATCAGGAACTTCTTCAAAAGTGTTACGAATGTTACCTTGCTTATCTGTGTATTTCAAGTTTGTTAGATACTTACCTAGAATTTCATCTACAGGATAGGTTTTACCTTGTTCAAAGATATATAACCTTCCTCCATAGTAAGTTCTATACACAGTACGGTAAGTTTCTACACCACTAATGGAGCGTCCAGTACCACACTTAGAGCATCCGTAAGAGCGTGACTCTCTTGCGTATTCTCCATTGTATTTTACTTGCATTCTTTCCTTCTCCCAATAGCTAAGTGCATCCCTTCTGTGTAAACTTTCTTACACAGTGATAGTGAGCTGAGTGTAGCTAGTGACCATTTATTGATTAACTTAACATAGAACCTGTCAATGCTTCCATTGTCAATAGTCCACTCTCTTACGATATAGTCTACTGATTTCTGTTTAAGCACAGCTCCTACAGCTAGTCTATCCATGTTAGCACACTCATCAAGTGAACCGCACTTATTCTGATAAGAGATGAAGATATTCATGAAGTGACACATAGCCTCATAAATGCAATCAGGTAGATTTTCAGAGGTGTAGCCAGCTTCATAGTCCAATATGATTTTATACTGAGCCTCACAAGAGCAAGGGTCACAACACTTACAGCAAGGGCTGAGTTCATCTGTGACATTAATCAATAATGTACCATCCACAAAGGACCAGTTATACCTTGTAGTATCCAGTTCATATTCTTCTCTCTCTAAGCCCTTACGCTTGTGTAAGTAGACTTTGAGAGTAGTAGGGTCAAACCCCTTATAGTAGTAAGGCTTAAGCTCAACCATTGCATCACATCCGCAAAGTTCAAACTCAGTGATAGGAATAACTTCATGTCTTCTTCTCTTCAGAATAGTGTCACACTCACCATCAGTCCAACAGAACAAGCGAGCGAGTACACGAAGAAAGCTCTCCATGTACCCCTGCATTGTTGCTCCATCATCACAGTCAAAGCAACCACACTTCTCTTGAAGCTTATTGGTGATTTTAATTAATTCCAATTCAGGTTGCATTTACTGTCTCCTTATTTAGCAGGAATAGTTGCCATAGGGAATGGATTAAGTCCTGTGAGAAGTCCTTGGATACGTTCGAATACCACAGCAGGGCAAGTTTGCTCAAGTGGAATGTTAGCCACAAGGAGGTGAGAGATGTGTGAGTTAGTATGTACCAAACCGAAGTTTTCATACTTGTCACAGATGACTTCACATCCTGGTTTAGATGTATCTTCAGTACGTTGAGTGTAGATAGATGATTGAGGTACGAACAAGTCATACTGAGTCAATGCTTCTACTCTAGCCAAGTCGATAACGTATGCTTCACCAGTCATAGTTTCTTCAAGGTCATAAGGCAAGTGGTAAGAAGTTCCAAAAGGAATACCTCTGAATGTCACTGTTTCACCATTCACTGACCAACCTTGAGGAAGCTTACCATCTTTACCTGGAACGATTTCAGCTTTAATTCCACGAAGAGTTAATGGGTGAACATAGATTTTATACCGTGCTGATTGGTTATTCAATACATCAAGGTAGCAAGCAACCTGACGGAAAGCACCAATAACTGAACCTGAAGCATCAATAGGAGTAACCCCTGGGTGAGACATCATTTCAGCCACACCTGCGAATGGGCGTAGACCTTGACCTTGGAAGTTCAACATACCTTGAACGATATGACGTTGAACGATAAAGGCGAAAGTATACCATGCCATGAATTGTTCAGCTTCTTCATAAGACATACCCAAACGTTGGAAGATGTTAAGAAGGTCTCCCTGTTTGAAATGCATCTTGTCTTTCATCAAGCGGTCAAGACGAGTTTCACAGTCCTTGAAACATAGGTAACGGATTGGTGTAGCATCACCTGTAGCTTGCATAGTGAACTTCTCAGTGAAACAGCAGGCATCTGAAGTATCGTTGGCAAAGTCAGGAGCTTTAGTTCCCCAAGTGATACCTTCCATAATCCAGTCGCCATTTTTAGCTTGACGAAGTGCACCGAAAGATGATTGTTCAAAACGCTTAAGGATATCGTTTACCAACTCATCATCCATACCAACTTCACGAAGTGAAGGTTGTGCTTTTGACCAGTCACGTGAGATACCAAAAGGGATTTTACCGTCTTCATTAGAGAAGTTCTCAACATTACCTAGTTTAGCTTTTGTACGCTCATACAAGTTGTCAATAGCTTCACCTAACAAAATATCAAAGTTAGTTTTAGTCATTATTGTCCTCCAAAACGAGCACGTCCAAAGCGGTTAGTAGCTTCTTTTGGCTCTTCTTTAGATGCTTTCTCCACAGTGGGATTTACAGTTTCCAATAGTTTAGCAAGTTTGCTCAACTGACCTTCCACAGCATCTTCATTTTCTTTCTTAGTTTCAAGCTCAGCTTGTAATTGTGCTTTTTCTGATTTAAGTGTTTCTACTTCAGCCTTAAGGGTCTCAATAGCCTCAATAGCTTTAGCAAGAGCTTCACCTTCTTCAGTTTTTGGTTCTTCTGCTTCAACTTTTTCTTCAGTAGCTTCAGCTTCTTCTTTCACTTCTTCTACTTCAGGTGCTTCAGTTGTTTCAGTTGTTTCAGGAGCTTCAACTACTTCAGCAACTTCAAGCTCAGTAGCTTCCTTAACTTCTTCTTCAACTTGTGCACTAAGGTGAGCGAGAACTTTATCAAGAATTTCTTTATTCTTCAAGTGTTCTTCCTCATTTCTTACTAGTAGTGAAGGTTCATATCCTCCACTCTTTGCGTTACCAGGGTTTCCCACAAAGGAGAAGCCTAATATTTCTAATCTATCTGTGATAGGTACATCAATGGTCCCACCATGTTCAAGGTTATACTCAGCAAGTTTAGTAAACTCTTCTAGGTCAACTTCCCTAATCTCCTTGTGGTACCACATGAACTCAGAAGAAATAGCAAAAGGCTCATCTTGAATTAATAAGTCCTTTATATTACTTAATTCCAAATTTACATGAGGTTTTACAAGTAGGTCATACCTACCACGCTCATCAACCACAAGCTTAAGGTCAGACTTTCTGAAGTAACCCTCTCTCACAGGGTAAGCATCTAAGTCCCTGTGACCTGTACTAACAAAACCTTCAAAATCATCAGGTAAGTTATCATACCAATTCTTAAGGGTCCCTTTACAGATGTACAGTCTAATTGTACCATCAGAGTAAAGGACAGAACCTTCAGAGAGTAATGTCATATAACCATTAGGATTATCAATCCTATCAACAGATAACTTTTCAGACTCTTTTCCAGTCTTAGAGAGGTTCATGATAGAGTCTAATGAGTCCTTCTGTTCAAGATACACATTAATCTCATCAATAATTCTCTTAGCAATCTGTGACTTAATTGGCATCCCTAATCACCTCAAACATGTTATATTTCAACTTACGCACTTTTCTACCTCCACAGGATGCACAGTAGGCATACTCATAAGGTACACCATCCTGTTTTAATCCTGCTTCTGTTTCAGTAGAGAAAGGTAGCTGTTCAGTTACTTCTTCAAGGCTCTTCAAGAGAACTTCATCATCAGTTTCATACCAACCTTCATTCTCCTGAGAACTGTTAGGATAAAATTCAAAAAGCTTTCTTGAGTTTTGGATGATGCCCTTATCATTTAAAAAGCTGACTCTAATAACTAGGTCACGCTTCAAAAACCTAGACACTCTAAACTTACTCACTCTTATTCACTTCTTTCTCTTTTCCTTTTGCCTTGCTTGCTTTAACTGTGGTACCTTCAGTAATGCTAGATACCTCATCAAGCTCATAGCCGAACTGTTTCGCACGGACTTCACGTAGAAACTCTTTGTAAGTTTGACCTACAATTTTTGTTTCTTCCATTACTTATCTCCTGCGTATGTGATAGGGAAGCCATAACAATCAAACTCAGTTTCTTTGAGCTTAACTTCTTCCAACTCATAGTTGAACTCATACTTATCACCACAGCAATAAGTGAATGATTTGAACTTCTTATCTTCAACATCGAAGAATTGAATTTGTTCATGTCCAACTACAACTTTACGAACTTGAGCCAAAATTGTTTCAGCCAAAGGTGATTTAAACTCTTTAGTTTCACCTGCGACTACAATTTTAAGCTTCATCTTTGGAACTTTAATTGTGTTAGCCATCAAAGTGCTCCTTCCTGCATAATTATAAACATAATATAACATAAAAGGAGGTAATGTCAAATTACCTCCATGTCAATTAGAACTCGATTTCATCAAGAACCTTAGCTGTACCGTGCTCTAGACGGTATCTATTGATTAACTCCATAATCTCTTCCATTCTGAAAGGGTCAAAAGTTGTATCAAAATTGTTAAGGAAGTCATCTTCCTTGATATGCACAGTTCCTCGTACTTCAGGCTTATCATCTTTACCTTTACCAACCACAAAGCCTACAATGTAGTTAGCATAAAGATGTCCTGTGGACTGCTCCATCAATGCACGTTGGTCAACCACAAAGGTGTAGACCTTCTCAGTCTTCTGACCTACTTTTTGGTCAGATACTTTTACACGATTATCAAAAGCAACTTCCACATTCACAGCGTATGATGTACGTGGTGTACGAAGCATGTTACCTGTAACTCCAATAGTAGGAATTTTTTGAGCTACGTTTTCATGACCACCATTGATTAGCACTTCTGCATCAAGGTCAGTCATATCTGCATATTTTCTTAGAGTGTACACAGGCTTACCATTACGTGTGTACTCAGGTAGAATTTCTTTACGTTTTGTATCTAAAAACCCTAAAACATCACTGATAACTTCAGTCATTTATTCGTCCTCCATGACGATACATATCTTTCAATGTATTTCTTGATTTCTCTTGGTTCTTAAGCCCTTCTTTTTGTTTATCAGGTGTAAGTATCTCATACACATAAGGCTTAGGAGGTCCATAATCAGTAACAAACTTGCCTTGAGATGTCTCATCTAGATTTAACCACTCATTGTATGTCTTGAAAGCATTTTCATTAGCCATCTTAGCATACATAACAGTTATATCAGGATAGTACATCTTCTCCATAGCATATTCGTAACTGATATTGTATTCTTTGCACACAGATAATACCTGCTCAGTTATCTCATCTAGAGACACAGGTACCATCTCCTCATAGGCAAGTCCAGTGAACTCATCCCTCGGTTTAACTAAACCTTGAAGGAAAGCCCACTGATACCTCACCAAGTAACTAATCAGCTTGAAAAAACGAAGGATTGTTATCCAATACTTTTGAGCAGTTCTCAATCAATGACTCATCTGTAATGTACTGTAGAAGAGAGTCACTTACTCCTAATACTGCTCCTAGTAGTTTTTCACAAGCATCAATTACGTTATCATCAAATACTTCATAAACCTTGATTAAGTCTTCTACTGTGTAGATTTCAGAAGATCCGTCTTCTTTCAAGTCAGTGAAAGCTAGTGCAAGTGTTGAAGCATAGTGTCTAACCTTACGTGCAATACGAGGAGAAACAAATTTTTCCTCAGCATGGACTACTTGTTTGTAGGCTTTACCATCCATAACAAGTTCAGCACCCTGAGGAGCACCTTCCTTAGGAATTGGTAGGTAAAATACTAAAATATAATCTTTAGGTTCTGTAGTCCCTAGTTTAGTAGGATCTCCATTCACAACTGAGCTAGTTGGTGTTTGGATTGCAACAGGTGTATCTGTTTGTGTAGCACCTGTGAAGCTCTCCTGCATCTTTGCAAGCTCTTCAATACTCAAAATCTTTTCTGACATGATTTCTCCTTAAACAATTAGGTTTTTAGCTAGATAGGCTTCAGCCATATCCATGTTGATATCTTTTAATCTGTCATATACATCAAGGATGTAAATGTCATTGTTATAGTTATAGCTGTTTGTGAACTCATAGCTATCAAACTTGATATGCTCTTTAAGTCCAGTAGCTTTTTGAAGAAGGTGTACAATCTGACCTAAGAAGTGGTCTCGCATAGGGATGATTGTATTCTTCATAGCATTATCAATGATACTGTGGGTACCAATGTTAGATACTGTCTTATCTGAGTCAAATAGTCTAGCAGGAACACCAAACATACGACAGATGATAGCAGGTACATACTGAGATAGATATTCTAAGAAGTCTGTAGCCTTGGTATCACGTTCAAGCTGTTCCAAGTTTTGGAAGTTGCCTGTGTACACAATAGCATCATTGAACTCAGTCTCAGAAAGCTTTTCAGCAAACTTCTCAATATCCTCAATAATCTTCTGATTACGCTCTTCTTTGGCTGTACGACCTAAGTCAAGCAATTCTCCACTATCGAAAGAAGAACCTTGCTCTACACTCTCCTGTACCTGTTCTTCAAGTGTATCTTTAGCCTGAAGTGCAATAGTACCAATACCATTACGAGAGATATCATAGTTCATACGGTTAAGGATATTAAGAATAAGCTCAACACGCTTTCTATCACGTAGTAATGGACTCACACAGAAAGTCTGTGAAGTATCAAGTCTTACACAAGCGAACTCATCACTGGTGACAACCATAATCTCTTTTTCATACTTCTTAGGGTCCTTAAGAATTTTCTTAATGTCTTCCTCAGAGTAATCAGATGCTACTCTAGGATTGCCAGTCTTACGGTCATAAGGTGTTTGATAGACATCAGTATTCTTGATGAGATAGGCTAAAGTTTGTCTTAGAACAGGCTTCTTAGGGTAGTCAATTACACAGGCTAAAATATCCTTTGGATGCACACCAACAAGACCATCCTTGGTTCTTAGCAAACCATAATATCCATATTTTCTATACCCTTTAGCAACTTGCTTGAGTACATCATAATTTCTCTGACCATTGAAGTTATGGTCATAAAGGAATTTTCTCAGTGTTTCATCCTTGGTGAAGTCATCTGTAGTCAGAGAATTAGTAAACATATAGTTCACAATATTGTCTAGGATGTAATCAACATCAGGCAAGTCTAGAGCAAGTCTCTCGATATCCTCAAGGGTTTCATTGACAGAAGTTCCTCTAAAGCCTGAGCTTGAATAGATTAACCTGTCTTTGTAATCACCTTTGAAGTATCGGTCCATTGCACAGTCTCCACCGCACTCATCCTTCCGACATTTTCCACATACCATTAGGTACCTCCTAAGTAAAACAACTCAGCAACATGGAGAGAGAGCAATACACTGTCCAGTTCGTCAGGAGATTGTCTTAGCAATTTCTTAATTTCAGCTTTTGGTCTAATCTTGACTTTTCTATCCTCAGGCTTCTGAATTTCAGACACAAAGGACATCTGTCGTGATATAGCATCCCAAACCTTGCGTACAAAGGAAACTCGCTTAGCTTCCATCATACCTCTCAACATTAAGTGCATCTCAGCTCTTCTGTTAAAGGCATATTCAGCACTAGGGTCCTTGGCAATAACCTTAATCTCAGTAGGCTTACCACCAAAGTTGATATCATACACAGGGCATTTAAGCTGTCCTGATAATCTTCTCATTTTCAATGGTTGTACTATGTGAGCTCCACCACCTGAGTCAATTCCAATAGCTTTGACCTTCAGTGTGTTAGCTATAGTCACTATCTTATCAACAATCTCAATAGCTGTGATACCATCTATCCACTCAGCAGGCTTAATATCCTTAGTGTCAATAGTGGTGAAGTGATTATGCTTATCCACAGAAGATATAGTGACCTGGATGCTGTCAGCACCTTTATAGGCACTATCAACTCCTAGGAAGAAGTCTAGTCCTTCTTGGTTCATATCGAATGACTCAAGAATATCAGGAGGTGCATCAAAGAATGAGGACCTTTCTGTAGGAAACTCACACAAAAGGTTTTCCCTGATTGAGTCTTCAGTTATTGTAAACTGTGACCTCATCAGCTCTTCCTTGGTGTACTTAATACTTCCTTCTTCCATAGCTGTGACAACATCTAGCCACATAACAAACTCATCATCAGCTAGGTCTTCGTTAATCATAAAGTCATAGAAGCTGTTAAGTGACCGTGGGTTTGAGATTAAGTACATGATGAGCTTTCGTCCATCATCAGACTCAAATTCTCTACGACCCATGTGACCAAGGGCTATTGGTGAGATATCTGAAGCTTCATCTCCAAACATGTTACCACCACGACCAATGACGTGAATTTTAGAAGGGTCAGTAAAGTTTGAACCTGCTGATAGTCCTTCTAGCTTACCACCATTCCTAAAAGAGAAACCTTCACTAGAGAATGATGATAGACCACGCTTAAGTCTCTTATCCACAGAAGTGACATCCTTTTCATCAAAGGACAGCATAGCTTTAACATCAGGGTGAGCCTTCACAAGTATCTCTCTTGCATGCTGAATGATAATCCCTGAATACTCTTGTGTAGAACCTACAGCATAGCAATTCTCACCTTCATAAGCAAAGTGATTAGACATTACTCCACAAAGGAAAGACTTACCATAACGAGGTGTAGCTACACAGTAACCTGTCTTATAGTCACCACTAAGGAAAGCCCCAAACTGAACAGCTTGGGACCACCACAATTCTATGTTGAACTCAGAAAGTGCTGTAGTAAAACCTAATTTATAATACTCTAGCTCTTTCTCAAAACCATGTCTCTCCCTAATGGTATTCCTCTTAAAGTGCTTAGGTATTTTACCTTTCACAGCATCCTTAAGTTGGTCCTGAGGAGTTACTTGGTCTAGAAGAAGACTAAGCTTCTCCTTGTTCGATAGAACCTTACGCTTCTGAATAAGTGACCCAACATCTGCATCTTGGGTGTGCATATACGATATCTCCTCCTGTGTAGCTTAATTCTTCAGAAATAGATGCTGAAGGAGCAACAGCCTGAAAGCTTTCAGTCACAGGAATAGTCAATCCATCCATAGCCCTACAGATTGGACAAGTTCTCTCATCACCCACTGAGTTCCATGTTTTGAGGAGCTTAACCCCTGTGACATCTTCAAATAGCTTAGAGCTTTGCACTGAAGCTTTCTCAATACCCATCTGAACTTCACTGATAGCTAGTCTATCAATATTGCTCCAATAGGTCTCAAGAATAGCCTCCTTACTCATTGTGTCTTTGTTATCTTCCACAAGCTTCTGAATTTTCTTAGTGTGTTCTCTAAAAATATCCTTAAGCCTGTGACGATTACTTCGCACAAAAGCTGTGGTGTCTACCTTGTTTCTGACTTCAATAAGGCTTTGAGGAGTCACATTATACCCTAGAACATCTAGAATATAGTCAACTTCTCCTAAAAACGACTCTGAGTACATATCTGTGAGATAATCAATGATTTCTGCTTCTGCTGTTATATAATCCCCACCATATACCACAGAAGTTACAAATTTCTCGATTAGCTCTGTGACAGAATTGATATGCTTATCAAACAGATGCTCTTGTGGATTATGTGAAGCCATTACATATCTCCAAAAAGTTCATCCAATTTAGCTTTAGTATAATTTTTGAGTTCCTCAACACCATCTTTAGTGTCATGATTAACATTGACAGTAGTTTGTGTTGCTTTACCTTCAATACGGTCAGCCCATTCTTTACGGTCAAAGCTATTCTCATAAGAAGCCATGATTTGAAGCATAGCGTTCTTAGCCACAGGTGTAGCAGGAGGGATATTATTATACACAGCAAAGCCTACCTTGTTGACAATGACCTCATCTACATCAATCAGTCCCCACCGCATTTGATATAGTTTGAGAGAGTCCTCATCAAGCAAGCTAAGCTCTCGCATAGTCTCAGAGTATAATTTGCTATGTTTAGTCACAACAAAGTACCTCCAAAAATTTATTATACACAGCGGAGGAATTGAACCTCGACTCGTCCTTCCCGCAGTTTAATGAGACAGGTTTAGAAGACCTGTGCGGTTACGCTGTGCTTAGGGAGGGCATAAGAGCCCTCTTTCCTCATAAGGAGATATCAACCAACGGTATCCACCGCAATAGCCCTAAGACCTCTCACAATTTTAGGGCATTTAAGAAAGGAAAGGTAATGGGTAATTACCAAAGTGTGTAGACGGATTTGAACCGACGAATGAAGAAATATTAGAGGTAAGTCCCCAGTCGGATTTGAACCGACGTTCCTAGGGTTGCAATCTAGAGCCTTACCAGACTTGGCTATGAGGACATTTTTTGTCTTCTGTAGTAAGAAGATGCTTTGTCCTTAATACTATAACCATTAAGATAATTTCTTATGGTAGCTCTACAACAATTAAACATCTTAGCTATCTCTGTTAAAGAGTAACCACGTTTAATCAAACTTCTAAGCTCTTCTACATCAAGATTTAGTTTGTTTGTGCTTTGTCTTCCATACGTTATAGTATTAGGGTTTCTAGCATTATCACTAGCAGTAACTCTTCTGAGATTACTGTAATGATTATTTAACTTATTGCCATCTATGTGGTCTATTTGTAGACCATCACTAGTGTCAAATTTGCCTACATTTACAAAATAACTAAGATGATGCCCTGAGTATTGAATAGTTTTACCATCCACTCTCAATCTAAACATGATATAACCTTTTTATTAATGTATGGTTTTAACTTTCTAAGTTTTCCATACTTGTGGCTATACACATTACCATACTCATCTACTGAGTAATTATCATCAAACTTAATCATATTTGCAACCTTTAATAAATCTCTGCCTTACCACTTGGCTATACACACTTAGAGGACAGCTCAACTGCCCTTCGTTTCAGAGATATACATAGTATATCACACAGATAGGTTACTGTCAACTCTTTTTGAGAAATATTTTCCTAAAAGAATTGCTTCAGCTTCATCATCTGTGTTGACTTCTACTCCTTTATCCTTGCAATATTGTATAGCCTTCTTCTTAGCCTCTTCTCGCTTACCTTTTAATCCATAAGGCTTTCTCCACATGGTAGGAGGAACAAACTCAACCTGTGAATTAAAACACTCACGGATAACCATTCCTTGGATAACTCCTAGCATTGCTAAGACTTTCTGATTTTTAAGGACCTTAAGCTCTTCAATCACTACGATATCAAAACTACCATACTTAGAGAATAACACTCTCACAAACTCAGCCATGTAGTGACCTCTAATAACATAATCAGGGTCATTGCTCTTGATAGTCCCATAATCAATTATCTTACCATCTTCTAACACAGCATATCCTGAACTTTTAGATGATAGGTCTAAACTTAGTATCTTCATGACTAAAGTTTATCACACCTGTGAAACTGTGTCAAATTTGATTGGGGGTTATTATTGTCTAATATAAGATAATTACTTATATCCTTAGTATTATCTATATAGTTATGTAAGTATCTTATATAGAATAGAAACTGCTCCTAATCAATGGACTCAGTGATTGTGGACTATAAACCTGTGAAATAAGCATTAGGGTTCATAACTATCTAATATAAGATAATTACTTATAGTCTTATAGATTATAGTATTAAGTAAGTATCTTATATCTAATAGTAACTACCCCCAATAGAAAATCAGTAGAAATATGTCACAGTGTATTGACTAAAGAGTAAAGTTATGTTAGTCTATAGAAAAACACAAAGGAGTAGTCATGAAGATTAGCAAGATATGTAATTTAGCCTTTAATAACCAAGGAATTGATAGATTTTCTGTAGTTCCTGGACATTTTTACCAGTTAGCTAAGCGAATGGAGGGTAAAGTAGCTGATTACACCCTTAAGGAGAATATCAGACAGTTCTTGTGCTATCATTTGGACACAGAAGTGGATATTGATGAAATAATCTACAATCGTAGACCATTATACAACCTTGTGGGAAGAAACACCTTCATCACAAAGCTTTATGCCTTCAGCTATGTGAGACTCTATAACAGCTTAGGTAGGGGTAAGGTCATGGACTTCATCAAAAGCCTAGCAGAGGACTACACAGCACAGGAGGTCATCAGCTTCGTCTACTCCACTGTGTATAACAGCTATAACGACTTAACCATAACAGACTTCAAAACCATCACAAAGCTTCCTGTGGACTTCTTCTCCTTCAAATCAGGCAGTAGTGTATTAACCCCTAAGGTCATCAGACTTGCAATAGGTGAGGAGTTCATCACACCTGAGATGTATTCGGCTTATCTTCTCACACAGTCCACAGCAATGGAGGAAAAGAGAGAAGCATATAAGAAATACCTTAAGCGTTGGCTCTTAGAACACTACAATCACAATACCACAGTAGTGAGAGAGTATCCTGATTATCAGATGGTCATCACAGCACGTATCCTCAAATACACAAGATACAAATACCTCAAGAACTTCATCAGGGACAACTTTCCCTCAGAACAAGCCTATTACATCTCCTTCAAAAACAGCAAGCCAATTCTCACAGAACGTATTGAACTCATCTTGGAACGCTCTCATACGCATCCTATAGACTTCTTCTTCAACACAATCCTCAGCAAGCTAGATAGTCTTTACAACAACCCTAAGTCCGCTAGAGAGCAGTCTAATAGGCTTAGAGAGTTCATCCGCTATCACCGTTACTCTAAATCACTTCCTGAAAGTCACTCATTCTAACTCTCAGGTCTTTACAGCCCTACTGATACTATTCTACTACTCTTTCTAAGGCTTTAGTCATTTATGCAGAATTTTGCATATCAATAATTATACATAACCTAATTTATCCTTAAGACCTTCACTACTGAATACAGAAATTCAGAGAGGGTCTTTTTTAATCGACCTTAGGCATGGTAATCCTTAGAGGCTGTAATGGTAGACCTATTTTTACCTTATAGGGGTTAGTGGTGAATGGGTAAATCTCGCCCTCCTCTCCCCATTTCCGTTTTTTAATCGACCTGCATAATTATTCATTTTTATTGCATAAATATGCATTATTTTGATAGGGCTGAGGGGTGTTGATAGAGGGGAGTGGACAATCATTTACCATCATTTTACCATACCACCCACCCACCTAATACTATTCTATTATACCCCTATCCTCTCCTATCCTATCATACACTACCATTACAATATACCACTACACCTTACCTCCTTACCATTGCATCTATACCACCTTAACAGACTATCATACAATACTATCATATAGCTGTATTCCTGTATCTCTGTACTATCATTATATACTTACATATCATTACACTTTACCTATACACTATACCCTTACACTATAATACAATATTAATCCTTAAAATTGTAGCACTTATAAAAGAGTACAAAAGTCTGACTAATACTGACCTTTAGCCCTTGTGTCATTGTCACTACTGACCATTACTGACCATTTAGTCTAACTTATCTGATTATCTATTCTGTGATTTATAGGCTTGATAGCATAGACTGAAAAGCGATTGACTGATAAAAATAAATTAAAATAATTTATATTTTATTTACAAAAACACTTGACAACTAACTTACATAATGCTATAATTAATACATAATCAAGCAAAAGCGTAAGCCTAAAATAAATTAAAATAATTTATAAAAACTTTACAAAAACACTTGACAAACTAATTACTATAGTTTATAATAGAACTATAGTAAGGATAGGTTATCACTTACAAGAAATTCAAAATCAAAGGAGAGTCAAGATATGACTTATAAATTTGACACAAACAAAGCGGAGTTATTCGCTTCAAAGATGACAACTAACGGATATCGCTTATTTATCATGATTGACCATGAGAATGAAACTTTCATCTACGGTCAGTCTCATAGCACGGTTGTAAATATCTATAGTGCAGGCTATATTAATAGTGACTCAATGTTACAAAAAGACGTGAAGAGTATCCTTGCCAATATGGAAGGTAGAGGATACCACCGAATGAGTTCAGAAGACTACTACAGATATTTGGATTGGAAGCGTGAAAACGCATAAGCCCTTTCAGTCATAGGCTGACCCCCAACTTTCAAGGGTTGGGAGGGCATAAGGTTGAGGAATAGCAACCTAGGAGCTATCAATAGTCTAGTCACTACCTTCTTATGGTAAGGAGCATAGAGCTAGTGAGACAAGCCAAAAACATCTAAACATATCAAAATCTAAGGAGGGATAACATGAAAACATTGTTATCTGAACAAGTAAAAGTATTCATTACAGATAAAATCACTGTAATTAAAGGAGGGGACGTACTCCTAAACACTATTAATAATATCCATATAATAAAGAAATTGATACATTTTGTCTCTACCACTGGGGGACTTGCATTGTGTCATTGACAAATTTCAGCACAAAAGC